TGCAAGCAGAAGTCGTAAAGACTACCATATTCTGCTTCTTGCCTCGTTTGTACTTTGGTAATTTAGGTTTCGAATTGAACTTAGAAGGACTCTTCTCATATTCCTTCTTTGATCTAACCCAAGACTTTATTACCGAAAATACTTGAGCTATAACTTGCTGAGATATGACCGATGGGAGACTTCTGAAGTCAAATTGATTCTCCTTACATAGTCTAGTAGATAAATCATATTCCTTTAGATATTCTTTATTGAAAATCCCTTGGCGAATATTATATAATACATAGTTGTATAGTAAACCAGATTTGAGACATATGCTCTCAAATCTATTATCTTTTACGATATGTCTTTCAACTAATCTCATTTTATTCGTTTATATCTTATCGCTTCAATATAAATAATAGTTACAGCATACCATATAATATAAAGAGTCCCCACCGGGGCCATCACACACCCGACAGGGACCAACTTTTAAATATCTTACTCGTCAGGTGATGGACTGACGCCGCAAAGATAAGTCAAGATGTTTTATTTAGCAAGGATTTTCCGCCTCATTTTCTCCGGATACTACGTTACCGTCGGAAACCAAAGACTTGTCCTCGGCCGCCTTCGTAGGCGAGGCGAACTCCGATGGCAGATCCGGCAGGTTAGGGAACGAGACTTCCGTCTCCTCCTTGGATACCTTGTTCTCCTTGATACTCATCCTAAACTTAGGAGCTATGAAAGGATCGTTGTTAAGATCGATGTTGATCGTAACGTCATTCATCAAAATATCCTCCTTAGTTCTGGAATCACCTATCCATCCTCTTACGTCAGCGGTCATAGGCATCCTGCTAGCCGCTTCCTTGACAGCTTTAAGCCGGTTCTTGATAACATCCACGTCTCCCGCCAGCGGAATCATATATGTCTTATTATCCAACCCTGATCTGGCTATAGCGTTATTAAGATCCATTATATCATCAATACTTACGCCTCCGCCTAGACCCTCCGTAATCCTATCAGCCATCGATCCGATCATGGATGAGAATGACGATATATCCTGATTTTTCAATCTTACGGGGTACAGGTAATTTCTTCCATTTCCTGTCTTTATAGCTACGACCGGGATACGTGAATCTTTATAGTCACCATACTTGTCCCTGACGATAGCCGTACAGAACGGGAATATATTATACTTAATATCATCCCTCATCGTAACCTCCCCATTCTCTATATATCCTACGCTCTCGACTTTACCAACCGTCTCGTTGGTAAAATCATTCTCGGATACCATCAACGTACCATTATCATCACTTACGCTAAAATTAGGTCTTCCCGGCAAAACACTGGTAACTGTACCTACGAACGGTATATCAATCTCGCCAGTAACAGATCCTATATTATCCCTATATAACTCAAAGGCCATACTCCTTAAATCAGCGTTACTCCCTTTTGAGTCTGGATCATTGGCTTTTAGCACCGAGACGAAATTGCCATCGCTATCCACGATCTTAATAACCATATTATCAACCAGCTCTCGGTAAGCCGACTTAGTCTCATCAGAATTAGGGTCAACGGCGTTAAGGCTATTGTATTTATCATACAATTCCTTGGTATATGGATCTGACATATCCATCTTAAACCTTACGATATTATCCTTACGGAGATTAGCTACGGCTTCCTGATTCACCGACTCGTTGTTAGATCCAAACGTATCACCCGTATAATAAGGGACAATAGATCCATCCTGCCCCTTGCGATACACCATGAACCAGATGGAGGTCGACAAGGCGGTTTGCCGCCCCAATATGACACCGGTAGCGTTCTCGAAAGCCTGAGCGTCATCCTCGCTAATCATCCATCTTGAGTGGTTATCTGACTCTATAACAGTAAATATGTCGGTTCCGTTGGTGAAATCCATCACCCTTCCATTATCAGTATCAGTGGCATCAGATCTTTTAAGCCCAAGACCGTCCATAAACCTGTCAAGTCTCATTCCGCCAACCTCATAATACATGACCCCACCGATCTCTCTCTTCTGGGCCATCAACACCACCGGGTTCTGGGCGGCGTTAACTTCCGTCCTGCCGGTGGATGTCCCGGGTTCGCTCTCTGTGAGGACATCACCCATAGGTATGGATTTATCGTAATCCTTGACAGCTATACTTCCATTATCATACAACCTCATCCATTCCACGAATTGAAGAAGAGGATCATCAGAATAGTTATTGATAATATCAATAGCCTCATTAAGCTTATCCTGATCAATCTCATTGCCATTGTCAGCCTCATTCATAAGATCATTATAAGTCTTTATAGCTTCTTTGATCTGATCCTGATCAAGACCATTGATATTCATATCTACAATATCATCAACAGCGTCCTTGATATTATCATAAATATTATCATGGATCTTCAATCTATCTATTATCGATCTAGCCTTATTGATCCTTGAAATAGGATTATCCCCAAACCCGTTAACTAGACTATCGACACGAGGCTTGTTATTATCATATATCTGTCTCTCCCTAGGAGATAAGACATCCTCATTACCGTTCCATATCTTTATAGCTATATTATTGATTCTATCGTCAGAAGGATTTATGATATCCTCATCATCAGGAACCCTCTCGACTATATTACCTTCATCGGTCTTAATCTCGTTCTCCATAGATCTGGCTATCATATGATTATATGTCTTGAACATAAATGCCTCATCCTCCCCTATAAGACCATCTTGGTAAGCCTTGTCTATAGCTTGGTCGTTGGCGTAAAGATCATTGGCATCAGGATTATCAGTATTCCTGAAATCATACTTGCTATCATCCTCCTCATAAGTCTTACCCCATACGTTCGATAATATCTTCATGAACCCGCGCTCCTGCGCCCGGATGAATCTTCTGTCACGCATACGACGAAGAGACTCGTTTATATTCTTATAAGCCACAAGATTATGACGATACTCACTAAGCAATGCCATAGCCTCCTTATAATTATCAACCCCACGGATAGATACGACGTTCTCAAAATCAGCTATAGTATCATAAGCCGCCATAAGATCAGCGGCACTGATCCTTGAATCATTTCTATTTAAGAACAACTTAGATATATCAGCCTCTGAGTTAATTAACGTAGTTAATTTCCTCTCCAATGCGATCCTATCCTCTGTTAATTTAAGAAGCCTATCATTCTCCTTGACCAACCTAGCCTTATCAGATTCAAGAGCGTCCTTCGACGCGACACTTTGTTGAAGCCTCAAGACATTCTTCTCCATCCTCTGTATATCATCCGTAAGCTTCCTAAGTTCTTCAAGATCCCTGCTCGAATCAGGATTAAGACGAGAATATATATCAAGAGCGGGACCTATATCCGTATTGTATATCCTTCTTAACTGATTGGCTATATCGTTCAAATTATCCTTCGCCTCAAGGCCATTATAAGCCATATTGGAGATATAGGCGTTAAACGACCTATTGGATATACCATCGGTAAGGGAGTCGGCGAACCTGTTGGCCATGGTGAAATTATCCACCTTCTTATTAAACTCGTTGACAAGATCGGCTTTATACTCATTAACCTGCTCATCCGTCATATTCATATCGGAGGCTATATCGCTATTAGGTATAGACTCAATGACTGTCTTGAAATTCTCCTTGGTATCATCTAACATCCCCATTTCCTGATCATAACGAAGACGATTGAACACGGCATCACTAAAAGTCTTATCTATGATTCTAGAATTAGGTATATCGTCAGCGTTATTATCCGTTTTCAAGCCTGATAATTGAGCGTTCAGAGCCATACTGCCACGAATAGCACGGACAGCGGCGGTGGTCAAGGCGCCGGCATTGGCGTTGTAGGCCTCCACCATCCCCTTGTTCCGGGACATGTCTTGGCTCCATTCCTTTATACCCCCAATAGTCTTTCCACCCATAATCGATCCGATAATCATACCGATACCGATCTCCTTCCATCCTTGGCTAGACCCGTACGTCTCCTTGAACCCATTCTTTATAGCCTCCATATAGCCTATATTCTGCCGGATAGCCATAGGATTGTATCTTGATTCTACCCAATCCTTGGCGGACTTACTAGCCACTCCCTGAAGACCTTCCTCATACAGACCCTCTGACACTGGGCGCTTGATGATATTGAACGTATTTCCGGCTACCTTCTGCCATTTCTTTGGTGTTATGGCTCTTAACGTACCGTTATCCATCCTCTCGGCACCTACGCCAAATATATTGCGTTTTATGAACTTATCCACACCAAGATCCATGCCGAACATATCGCCGAACATAGCTATATTGGATAATGACAATATGCCGACGTTGGCGGCAAATACGGCATTAGCGGCATTGGCATTGTCAGCTCTGAACTTCATAAGCTCCTCATACGGGACTTCCCTCCCATAAGCGTTACGATAAGATTGCCTGAAATTCTCCTCAGCCTCCATCAGCATGCTTCTGGCCTCGACAGACGCCTCCCACGAGGTAGATGTGCCAAGGAAAGCGAGGGTGTCCAGTCCCTTGCCTATCCTCCGTCCCGTACGGGCGGCCCTAAGGTAGACGCCGAACGCTTTCTTGGTATCCGAAGCCGCTTTGCCTATCCTAGCCAAAGCCACGCCCGCCCTAGCTCCCGTACGAGCTAAGTTCATCAATCCAGCGCCGGAATATACGGCTGACGATAACATGGCTCCAGCGGTAAAAGCAAGACCGGATAAAAAATCGTTAGACCAGAAATTAGCCGTGGTCATGCTTTGAAGGAAATTCATATCCCGCTCCTCACGATTGTAATAATGAGCAAGACCGTAATCCATCTTCTTGTCCTGATCATCCAACCATCTCGTGAAATCGTTATCAAAAACAGCGTTAAAATTACCTCTGGATACACCGGCGTAAATACCATAAAAAGGCTGAATAACACCACCTAATCCATACAAAGCGGCTTTACCTACAAATTTCCCCAAACCTCTCATCCATTTCTCAGTCCTACCTTGACTCCTAGATAAACGTGTGTCGTTATCTACACCGGGGATATAAGACTCGTATTTAGGTATCCAAGTACCGCTACTAAGTCGATACCTTGAATCCTCCAACGATATCTCCGGACCAGTAAGATTAAACCTGCCCTTATAGCTTTGATCAGAAGCCATATATCCTAATGGGGACATATGTTTCATATCATCATAATAATTTGTCTTAACAGTATTCTTGATCCTCTCCGACAATGACGGTATCTGGGACTTTGATCTCTCGGAAGCGGAATACGGATCCAATACCGGAGGCAGGTCACGATCCGGTATATCATAGGGATCCGTACCAATAGCCTTTATATTATCTACGTTTATGGTAGGATATCTGTACTTCTCGGCAAGATCCTTTCCGTTAGAGGTATTATTATAGATTTCCATTGTTTCCATTATTTCCACTATTTCCGTTATTCCTGTTTCTTATCTCCTGATCAATCATATCAGCTATGGGCGAGATGAAGCTCTCGAAATCATCAGTAGTAGATCTTCCCTCGCTCCTCCAATACACCTCATTCTCCTTGCTAAGTATCTGTTGCCATGCCATGACCAAATAATACTGCGGGCAGAAGTCGATCTTCCTTGCTACCTCATCAGCATAGTTAACGCCATCCAGATCAATTGAATACAACGGGGTATTACCCTCTCTAGCCCCTCCTTTGCTATATATATCAACATTTATCCCAGAAGAACCATTATTATACTTATATCCGGAAGCCCTTAACTCGTACATAGAAGCGTTATCGAACAACACGTCAGTAGCGATCATCATCTGATTCTTCCTGATATTACCGTCATTTATATTCGTAAACATATCTATATAAGGCATTACCGTGTCCTTGGCCCCGCTAGCGTAAGCGAATGGAGCTACCAACAATGACTTAGCCATCTTCCCATAAGCGTTGTTGCTTGAGCTGGCGAAAGATATGGGTACGACACCGGAATCATAGGTCTCGGACGGGATGCTTACATCCTCTTTGTAGAAAGTAAGTCTATTCGCAGCCAGATCAGCCTCGCTTACCTCAACAACAGATCGACCATCACCTCCATTATTGCCAATGATCTGATAATTACCATCACCTATAGGGGATATGGTAAACGTTATCTTCGTATTGGCATTATCCTTATCCTTAGGAATAAAACCGCCACCACGGGTAAATAGGTCACTAACCTTTATATAATCTTTCTCTTCTTGACTTTTAGACGGATAATCACCGGAGAAGATATACTCACGCTCGGCATACTCATGACGATATTGTCTCAGGTAATCCTCGCCAGCACGTTTAGCGTCATCAGCGATCCTACCTAAATCCCCACGACTCCATTTATGTCTTAATAAATCATTCCTCTCTTTATGAGCCTCATCATATATAGCGGTAGCGACAGCGATCGCCCTGTTATCCCCGGCAAACCTATCTCTTATTTCCTCAATGTGCTTATTCTTACTAGCCCCAGATACGGCAAGAGACATTATAGATTCAATATCATCAAGCGAAAAAGACGTTCCCATTAAATCATTCACACGATCCAATAAGACACCTGATTGACCCGAATCCATTGATACATGAGGCATTTCTCCTTCAACACCGTAATTAATAGTATTTATATTATCATTTAACAAAGAGCTGTAAGCGGACAACTTACTCCAATCATTTAATGTTATATCGTTTATACCATTTATATCAAAAACCTTATCGCCATTGTTATTAATATCTCCAAGATTGAATGTGCCGAATCCATAACTAATATCTATACCTGACCCACTGTCCGATCTAGCTTCTCTCTGAATTATAGTATCAATACCATCCAAAACAGCATTGCTCGCCTTATTGAATCCATCATTGATCTTATTATACTTCCCTCTTTGGGTATTTAATCCAAGAAGCTTCAAATAACTATCCTGACCATTGTAATCAAGCAACTCGTTCCTTGACCCTCCATTGGCCTTGAAATAAGCCATGATAACCTGATCGTTATCCATATCCTTGACCACGTTACTATTCTCAGGATCAGACGCCCATGCGTCGATCTTCCTTCTAGCGTCATCTGATAATGACTTAACGAAATTACCCATGCCGGTAGTCACCGCCTTCTCGTTGGCTATGAACCCGTTCATGAACTCATCGCTTATGCTCACATCGTCAAGGTTTGCGCTCTTGGTAACCACGGTAGGCCCGGTCGTGTCATCACCTCCATTCTCCGACTTACCCGATTTGCTGGCTCTCATCAACGCTGCTTTCTCCATGGCTAGATTATGCCTTTTTGTCTCATTAAACTTAGCTCTCTCCATCATCTGCTGATTAGCCTTGAAATAATAATCATCAACACCCAACGTCTCGTATGAGTTATTATAAGACCATCTCAGCCCGACGCCACGAAGGAACTGCTGTCGTACCATGAACATGCCGGCTCGCTCCGGGCTGTAGTTGCTACCGATAACGCCCTCGGCCTCCTCCACGAAATCATTTCTCTGCTTGATAATATCCGCCAGCTCCGACTCCAACTTAGCCCTCTTGGCCTTGTCATTGCCAACGCCCTTTAGCTTGGCTCGTATGGATTCTTCCTTGACACTGAAATCATCAATATACCCTTTAAGGAAATCTGAGGTGCTTTGAACATTAAATAAGTCAGGATTCGTTCTAGCCATATATCTTCCCTCTAATTGCATCTGAGCCTTACCGTTCTCAGATATAGAAGCCATGGCTATATCCCTGACCTGAGCGTAACTCATCTCATCTATATACATCTCACGCATCTCGCCCGTCCTGTTGCCATTGGCATCAGTCACCGGTACATTGACTTTCTTCCCCTTGTTAAGGGAGATGAAATTCTTCATCTTCTCATCAATCCCAGCGTGGTAATCCGTATAAGGGGTATAATGTATAGGATTAAGACGTGTCCCTACCTGACCGTCATTCATCCAAGCCACGGCATCCGCAAAAGCCTCAGCCTCGTTTATAGGACTATACATCTTGGGATTGTTCAGCTTCATATCCTCCATCTTCTCGCTAAAAGCCCGGATCTCCCTAGTACCGGCAATAGCATTCAACACACGGGTATCCAGAGCTTCTCCAAGACGAGCCTGTATGCTTCTGGCTATACCGTCGGAAGCCAAATTAGATTTACGATACACGTTATTCACGTCCTGTATCAGCCCATTTAACCTATTCTGAAGATATTCCCTATCCTGAGGTTTTATAATGTCAGAATTGATAATATAATCAGCATACTCGTTTATAGCCTGCCGATTGGTATCTATCTTCTGCTGCATGTACCCCATCCCCTGCATCATGACATCCATGTTGTAGGGCGATACATACTTGCCGTAATTCCTTAATATACTATATTGTGAAGCCATCCTTTATCCTTTCTTGCCTTTAGTTACTTCCTGAGCAGGATATAATCTCCTATAACTCAATATATCTCCTTGAGGATCAGCGATTAATTGTCCATTGGAACCAATCTTTACATCCCCAAATATAGACCTTAATGTATTCATGGTCGTAGCCGTATTCCACTTCTGCTGGATCTCGTCATTTACGCTATCGAAATACCTAGCCCAGTTCTCGTCATTTATAGCCAATCCCTGCAATATACGTTGCTGGTAAGCTTGACGTTGGGCTATATTCTTATCATACGTATCAGCCCAAGTACGGGCGTTTACATTATCAGCCCAAGCCCTTTGAGCCACGTTCCCTTGTTCTACCTCATTAATGTATCTACCTATATTGGAACTCATGATAGCCTGTAAGTTGGATGATAAAGCCCCTCTCTGGGAATCCGGGACATTACCCATCTGATCCAATTGTGATTGGAAAGCACGATTGGTCTCAACCATATACTGATCAGCCGATCTCAACACCGGATCCACGGTAGGAGCGTAATGCCTTTCCAGACCTTCCGTTGTCACGGCTCCCGGGGTCATCCTAAATACCTCGGGGAAGTCAAGACCGCCACCCACTATATTCCTGCCTCCATTGCCGCTGTTCGACTTACCGGCATTTGTATTGGTCTTAGGGAGTGTATTGGGATCAATCAGCTCAGGCATATCCAGTTTAACATCAGGTTCCTCCACATCACCTATATCCATAGGACCGGGAGCCACCTTATGAGGATCAAGTATAAAATCAAGACCTTCCATTCCTTTCATGGATCTCAATGCCTGCATCTTAAGCATATCCTCGCCAAGTATCTTATTAACGACATCCTTGTTCTTGTCAGAGAATAGTTGGCTAAAATGAGTGATACCAGCGTCGTTAAGAGCTTTATGCTGTTCCTCTGTAACAACATCCAGACCGATCATAGGACGAGATGAGGAATATTGACCAAACTTATTGTCTCTCATCCTATCATGATATGAGGCTTTCTTATCTTCCGGGTAATTACCTTGGCTATCCTCGCCTCCAAAGGAAACGAGTGTCGTATAATCCCGAAGCGCCTCTGCGTTGGCGATGATCGGGTTCTCCGCCGTGGCCAAGCCCATCCACCCACCAGTAGTGCTGTATATAGCATCCTGAAGAGCCTTGGCGGCAGTAGCCTTCGGAGCGCTCATATAAGCATCATAAGCCAAAGGCATGAACGTCTTATAATACTCCAGTCTCTCATCGGTATTAATACCGCCATAAGAGCCATCCTGACCCTGACGCTGATACCCAAACGTGTTATCCTTATTATTGTACTTGTTCTCTACGGGACGGAAAGTAAGTAGGTAATCGAATAAAGAACTACCACCTTTCTCCATCTTCTGACGAATACCAGCCACTTTCTTAAGCAATTCTTTCTTAGCATCGGCTATATCCTCCTCCGTAAGACCGTATTCTTTCATGGATCTGGATATGATGTTATCTATCTCACCACCCTTAGCGAAATACGTATCCTCATCCTTCTTCATCTTCCGGTCTTCCTGCTCTTTGTATATGACATTAGCGAAGTCCGTAAATCTTCCCTCTAATCCATTAACGGTATCGTTGCTATCATTTATAGCCTTAGATAATACGGAGGCGTTTAAACGCCTCGTATTCTCGTCATCTATCTTATCGTTTTTCTTCAGCTTCTCCAGCGCCTTTTTCTGATCATCGTAAGCCGATTTAAGACCGATCTTAGCCTTATACCTGTCCATTAACGTAGCATACGTATCCTTAGGCGTAGCCTTAATCCCATACGTATCCCTGATGTATTTGGCGAAATCCGGCTCTATGGTGGTATCATCGGTAATAACCTTCGTCCCCTGCTCCAAGGAAACGGGCGTTCCACCATCGGCGTGCTTCTGCCCCATAGCCTCCATCGGCGCCTCTCCGGGCTGCGTCACGTACTCACCCTTCTCGACCTCTACGTTGGCTTGATCTTCCATCGACTTAGGTAACGGATACAGGTACTCACCGGTAAGGCTTCCGCTATCGAACCTATTATTAGGTCCCAGATAAACGCCCCCGCCATCCTTGTACTGCATTTGGGATTGCCTTCTTTGCCTAGCCTCATGTTCCTGAGCTAACCTAATATTGGTACGAGTACCTTTCTCTGACGCTATCCCAGAAACCACGTTACGAGCCAACCCCATGATACCACTAATTCCCGAGGCTATGGTAGTTATCGTATTAGCTGTTTTAGCCCCGGTGGATAAATCTCCATATCCCTCGCTTCTCATACGCCCTATACCACGACCCATCTGAGTGAATCTAGACCCTATATCATCAGCGCCATAGTAGGGGATGGTGGTAAAATCAAAAACATCCGTCTCGCCTGAACCGGTCTTAGACTTATCAACATCGTTAACAGTTATGTTATTAAGCGTAATACCATTGTCCTGATAATTCTCAGCTATACGCTGCAAACTACCCTTGAAGCTAGCCGGAAACACATTATCCTGATCAAAAGCATTAGCGTATTTAGTCCTCAACTGATCTGGAGTATCCAAAGAATATATCCCTAGCGGATTGACCGGCGCGGGTAATCCTTGGTTGGTATTCACCAAAGGTTCTATACCTAACCCTTGTATACCGTCCATATTACCAAGCATATACGACCCGACTTCCCCGGCCTCTTGATATTTAGGTATCTTCCTCTTGATTACGTATTTGCTCATGTCTAATTAATTTCGTTCTGACACAAAGATAATTTAAAAAAACAGAGACTCATCATTTCACAACGATGAGTCTCTCAGCAAATGCTATTATTATGTACAGAATTAAATTCTTTTTATGAATAATGATCCTATAGCCTTAACCAAATCATAGAAACCGGCAGAACTGAGACCTACAGCCACTCCATATAATAGAGCCTCCCACCATTCACTCCCTATAAGCAATGGAGACACCTTTAGTAGCCACGCTAATATACAAACCAGCATACCTATGACTACGGCGGATAGGACTTTAGCCCACTTATGGGTGTCAATATACGGCACAACCCTGGCTAGTTGGGTAGCTGACATCGTAACAAAAGCCATGATACCGGTAAAGGTAGTTAGATCAATGGTGATAGTCCCTTCTGATGGGATTACCTCTTGCGCCATCAAAGCGAACGGCGTCAATAACATAGCAAATAAAAATAACAATCTTTTCATATCTAAAACGTTTAATTACTTCGCAAATATAGCATTAATTCTGAGTTCTGCTCATACCTTTTATGTCAAGACTTAATCCCGGTATCATATTAAGCACCAACTGCCTTTTCGCCTGCTCCCTACGCATACGCTCGGCTTCCGCTATCTGCGCCTCTGATTGGGGATCATTCTTGATGTTATTAGCGATATCCTCTATAGCTTTCTTATTGGCGCCGGATTGAGCTAGCATCTTATATAACAGGTCTTGACCTTCCTTCTCCCACCAGCTATCCATGGAAGGGCGGGAAGCCAAAGAAGGATCGGCAGGGGCTACCGTCTCAGGTACGGGCTGCTGACCTCCGTCCCCCGTGCCCGAATCCCGCTGTCCGAACTCGTATCTCATTGGCTCGTTCTCCGGGACACCATACCTATTAGCGAACATATCAGCGAACTCAAATCTCTTCTCATTTCTCAAGGTCGATCCAAGAGGCCTACCGTATCCTTGATTCCATGCCACGGTAGCGTCCTTGTAGTTGACGGCGTTATCGAAATCGGATTTAGAATACATATAGTAATTATATACATTACCTTGAGCGTCCTTGTCAAAAAACTTTCCTTGATTGATGTAATTCCAACCTAACCCCGGGACCTTGCCTTGATACTCATCCACGAGATAATCCAACTGCTGTGTCAATGTCGGTTTCTTCCCATACCTGCGCTGTAGCTCCTTCTTCCTCGGTCCAAGCCATTGTTGGATGCCAAAATCACCGGCGGCTCCTAGGGCTTCGGTGTCCCCTCCGGACTCGGCGGCGATATTCGACAGGATACCGATAGCTTGCGTTTGTGGTATTCCCTTCTTATCGGTCAGATAATCCCATATCTCATCATACACAGCCATCTTATTATCCTCTGATCTATCAGGATCAATTACATATTTACCATCTCCATAAGCCCTACCTGTGCTTACAGACCCGCCCTTATCTTTCTTCTCCTTATCATCATCCATCAACATCTTACCAACTATAGCCGCCGGCAAAATAGCAGGAACGTTTTTAATGGCTTTTTTTATTTTATCCGATGATTCTTTCAATACCTCTCCAGTAGCTCCAAGCATGTTATTAGAATAATCACCAGCATAATTGCTACCTATACCACTCACAAGGTTATACACATCAATCTCATCCATGCTATCGATATACTTATCAAGGTCATCAACAGATGGAGTCCTTCCATATGTATTATAAAATTTATTCCACAAGCGAAATCTAGCTTGAGTATTAAAAGCTATTTTCTCTGATATCTCATCACTTGATGAGTTTGGTTTAGCCCTATAAGCGTCTTTTAATAATGACTTATCATTTTCGGATAAATAAATCTTATTATAATTATTACTTGAATCATATTTATGTCTAAACTCATGAGATAGGTTAGATAAACTCTCATCACTCCTAGTAACAACCTTATTGTATTTACTAGTATAAAACCCTTTAGCATTACTATTATCCAAAGCGGAGGATACCTCATATCTAAAATCATCAAAATCAGAATCCGCTGATACCCTTAGATTGTAAGCTTCTTCCAACCGTTTCCCATTATCATCAAGCATAGAATCTATCTTATCCTTAATATGCTTGTTAGACACATCATTTATATTTTGGAGATCAACACCATTATCAATCATCAAATCCACAGCCGCCTTATAAGAATCAGGAAGATCATTATAATTCCTTGAAATTCTCTCATGGACATCCTTGTTAAAAAAATCCCTAACCAAAGGTTCATCATGAACATATTTATCTACAAGATCATTATCTACAAGAAAATCATACAATTTACGTTTATCTTCTGGCAGAGGAATCTTCTTTACTTTATTAGCGAAAGAAAAAAATTCACCTAATACCGGGAATAGCCCTAAAGCTGATAATGTCATTCCTAAACCATCCCCAGCCTTCGATGACTCCACAAAATCTCTCACATCCATAACATCCCCAATAATAGGGATACCTCCAGCTATAATCTCGGTAATGTCAACTCCATCGTTTATCTTCTTGCCATATTCAGTATTAAGATTTATGCCACTAGATCCAACGGAGGTGTTATCCCTTGAAGCCACATATCCACCCCCTTGTTTCTTATCCATCTTCTCTCCCCATAGCCCATATTTCCCCCTAGGCCATATACCGTCTATGGCATCCACATAACCAACGGGGTGCTCCCCGTCCAGACGCCGGTCCCGTCGCTCGTCCGCTGGGTACAGGGCGTTGGCCAACGGCTGCGTGATATGACCCAACCCCTTATCCTTGAAACTCGACATAGCATCCACCACAGTCCGATATACAGGTCTTAATTTCTCAGGTAAATATAGCCCCGCCTCATCAACCAACTCACCTATCTTCTTATTTATACCCCTGATACTGAAATTATAATTACCCATGCCATTATTCAACGGGGACAACGCACCTCTTATCCCATTCATGCCTTTAACTGCGGTTCCTCCGCTAAGGATATCAAACTCCGGGGACACGTTTCTCGAGGGACTATCATCCATACCCCTGAAATACATAGGACGCTCGCCTCTTACGACACGATCAAGATCCTCCTTATATAAATCCTTTATCCACGATGGGATTTCCTCCGGTTTATTCTTCTTAGACATATACTACATTTTTCACAAAGATAACTATAATCTCATAAGCCTAAAAACACGAAACGGGCACATAATAAATCATGTACCCGTTTATACGCTAATGCATGTGATAAGCAGCCAAGGCTCCTTTAGCTTTCTCCTTAGACTTGTACTTAGCCGGCCATAATTTACCGGTCTTGTTACTGACCACTCGCCAATCACTCCCTACTTTCTTGATACATCCTGATTTCGGGCATTTGCCCTTCTTTTTACTGCTAGTTTTCCCTGCTGCCATAACATCAAATATTTAAAGGTATATAATCACCTCAATAAACTTTCTCATCGTTGCTAAACCAACGTACTATCATCTTGAACCGGCTCTCAATGTCATTCACGAACCTAGCCAAGAACCAATCGCCACGAAGACGATCCCGCCACCTCCGATGATAATCGACAGCCCTGGGGTCGATCTTACGGTCAATGTCATTCACATCCTTAACCCATATCGGAAGATTGTTCGTATCGTCTTTGACCTCGTTAAAATAGTCATTTATATTTATCTTCTGATCAACCTCCGTCACCAGTATCTCACGGCTATCGTCATTGGTTACAGGATACCTTAACCGCTGGCTCATATCGTTCTTGTCGGCGATAACCATCCGAAGCTCACCGCTGTTGTTGGTATCATTATAAAACCATGCCTTATTAAATCCAGTAGTCCTAAGAATTTGGTAATTAACCTCATCCTGATATCTTCTGGCATCCATCCGATATTGGTAGTTGGTGAGGATCTTATTCACGTACTGCTCACGTACCGGAACCTCTATAACAAACGGATATAGCTTACCATAAAATACTTGATACGATTGGTTGGTCAAACCATGAGACCATAAACCTATCTCCTGACTTTCACTTGAGTAGTTCTTTCCGGACTGGAAATAATGCTGGTGCTCGATATAATAATCAGGGGTGTAGGATAAATATGATTTCCACTCACCCTTCAGGCAGTTATACCCAACGGTGAACGAGACGTCCGTGAAATGGCTGGTGTCCTGCAACTCCACCGCCTGTCCGTTCCTGTAGAACCGGCCGCCACGGAATTGGTACTCGCTCGGATTCCCTACCGGTATATAATCTTTCTTGGTTATCAGAACCCTCTTAAACCTATTATCCCAACCCATGGACAACCCTATACCAAAAAACTTGTTATCAATATCATAATAAGACAACTCAGCGTCCGTATCAGCGTTATATATCCGGCTACGGATGATCTTCATCTGAAGATGCTCCTTAAACCAGTTTCTAAGCCCCGGTGTGACCTCCGTAAGATTCCTACCATTAGAATCTACCTTAAACACCTGACCACGCCTTAAATCGACCCAAAAATGCCCAAACTCGCAACTGATCATATCCCGACTCTGGGTCCCGGAATATCCTAACGTCGTATTATTATACTCAATGCCACGAGAGGCGAAAAGCCCACCTGTCCCTAGCTCGCTATTCTCCGGGGATATTCTTTCTGCCAGCACGTCTATAGCGTTATATAGTCCTACCTGATTCTCGAAGCGAGCTAGTATTTGATCCGACTCTATTCCCTTCATGCTTATAAGCTTTCCGAACGAGGTCTTGAACTCATGGTAATCCATAGGCTTGTACGACAGCCAAGGATCGGTCATGCCGTTCTCCGACACGTCGGCGGTGCTCCATATGACGCCGTTGGGTCTTTGGTAAGCGCAGTCCCAAAAATTGCTATCATACGTCTCTGGTAATGACCTGCCACCTAACGTAAATCGATTCTTATACACAGGACTCATCTTAAACACATTACTCCTTGATATAGGGACATTACGCTCCTGAGTCCATGATATATAATCCCCCACCTCCGGATAGAACCCCTCGTAAGGCTCAGGGCCGGCTATACGGAAATTGCAATTGATCTCAGACTCCACAAGAAACTGAGGTATGCCATAGAAATATAGGAAGAAACGACCGCTAAGATACATATCTCCGGTCTTGCAAACCATCTCATAAGCGCTCTTCCGGCTAGGGAAAGAGTATAGCGATCCGGTATCCGTATCGGTCTTATTAAGATAATCCTCCCCGGTATCGTAATTAACGAAATAACGGGGATACCCGATGTTCCGATAATCATAATAAGGGAATGGTATCATGTCCCCCTGACCGAACTGAGTCAAATAAAACATAGGCATCTTCCTCTTAAGCGAGAATCTTGATATAAATACATCACCTCCAAAAACAGGTTTACGCTTATCCTTATCCATCAACCCGCAACCACCTAACGATACCCACCTGATATCCTCTATCTGCCCGTATTGAGCCGGAGAATATTTCTTTATCCTCATATAGGGGCAGGATACGAAAGATTCACGTGTCATAAAATGAGGCGTCATACCAGCCACCTCATCGTTACGAATATTACACTCATCCTGAATACGGCTGGTATCGTAACTTGAAACCAACTCCGGATATTCAAGCATATACTTATCCATACCAAATGACATGAACAATGAATGCTCACGATCGAGGTTGTTTATGATAATAGGCTTACCGCCTACGGTCTCCCCTTGCGAAGAGATATCTGTTACCGGATATAACCCGCTCTTGATATATTTAGCCGTTGACAATCCACGTAACTCTGACTCCCCTATTTTTTGGTAAAATAAATTATAATGAGCGACAGAAGTATAGTAATAAGCATAGTTCCGTCTAGGTCCCCTATCTATCAATGCCGTTAACCACTGATACCTATACTTGCCTATATCCACCACGGACTGGGCTGTGGCCTTGGCGATACCTGTAGCCAGACGGATAGCCGTCAGCGCTATGCCGACAGGGTTGGCTAAAAAGAACACACCTCCACCGACATATTGCTGTGAAGCCGACTGATATGTATACTCAGCTATAGCGGATATTAAATTAGCCATAGCCTCCACCGTAGCCAATGATGTTGCCATACTGTAAGCCTTACTCCCTAATATCGTCCATTTAGGGTGATCCTCCACCTCCCTGAATATACCTGAGGATTTACCTAATTGATAACCATCAACAAGGCACTCGGTGGGAGCGTCAGGCTTGTTAAAGGCAATATCAGGGCTTAAGAATGAATACCAGATATTACCCTTCCTGTTAAACGGATGCGTTATAAATTTCTCACGATTAATATCCTTATAGATATACATATCATCAGACAAATCGTTGTAAGGGTAATTAGGATAAAGGTTAGCCGATCCGTCGGGATCATCGTACTTAAACATATCATAAGCCAGACCGGTCCCGATAACGCTCTTATCCAACGTCCTATCGCCCCTATACAACTCATATCCTATTATAGAATCTCTTCTAGCCTTATCTATAAGACCGTTCTCTACCGCTATATCCAGAAACTCATTAACGATATCGTCATCAAGCATCACCCCCATAGGATAAATATAGGAGTCAACTCCATATTGACCGGTCAGCTGAGACGGATTACCCATAAAAGGAGCGACAGAGTTATCCGGGAACTTGTAATGACGTATAGGTCTCTGACAAAACGTGGTTGACGTATTGGGGTACTCAGCGTTACCCCCATTACCGGTGAAATAAGACTTACCCCCAACTGATTTAGGAGACCCATAGTATTTCGTCAAAGAATCTATTATGTCCTTCCTCTTTGATCCTCCCAATGATATCCCGATCTTACTTGAATCATACAACTCAAAATTAGCCGGGTACTTATTAGTAGACTCCCAATATCCGAAATCACCATACTGATATGGTCTGGGAGCGCAGTCAGCGGGTTTATCTCCACATGAGACACATTTCGCCTCATAGGTAACAAATCTCCTTAATTTCAATTCTTTCGTGAAGAAGAACACGTATTTCACCTCCAGCGGCCGAATGCCAAAACAGAACGGGGCGGGGAAGATGGCGGTGCCGGCCGTATAGAATCCGGCAAGCTCCTTCATGTCCTGCCTCATGGCGAAACCGGTGAAGAACACGCATACCGCAGGCTCGATGCAAACATATATCTTATGGAAAGTAGTCTTGTCATCATTCCAGAACAAGTACTTTGGCATCATAAATATCTTATGATCCACGTAATTCACTATAACACCTTTCTTGGCATCATTAGCCAAAGGATTAGGAGCCACGGTACCTTCCTTGTCCGAGAAAAACGTTATACGAACCTTATTGTATGATGATGAGTCGCCGATCGGATAATTATAGTTACCCATCATCTCTATATACATAATACCGTTATCAGGATCGGATAAACCACTTATGTATTTCTCGTAATCCAACTCCACCCATCTGGCGTATGAGGATACATGTGGATAGAACTTGAAATAAGTCAAGTTGCTTCTACCGAACCAATTGGTCTTGGCGTCAATATCATTCTGCACAGACACACGACCTTCCCAGTCAGTAGTTATACCGGTATTAAACTTAGAATTATCACCATCGCCAAAAAGACACATGGCGTTCTCGATACCAAACTGACTCTCATATTGGGAAAAATAAGCCTCCATCGTATCCATTAACTGATCAAGCATCTTCTCCGTATGCTTCTTTCCTTCCCATCCGGGATATTGATACAAATATGTGCACTTACCCAATGACCTACCCCCTTGGAATGTAGGAAGTTGAACATCGTTAATAGTAGGATTCACGTGAGGATCACCTACCGAACACCCATTAGTACATATACCCTCATCATATAACTGCCGAACATTAGACATATCCTGACACAAGACCAAGGCGGAGGAGTCTATATCAGACGGGAATTTATCCTCATCCTGACCATCCAACCATTCCTGAACCAGATCTATGATATTCTTACCTCCACTGGAATAATTATCGAAATCACACAATACAGAGAATTTCCTTTGTGACTCGGCGTTACTTTGTATTAAGGTGGTAGGCTCGGTCTCCGTATAATCACTAGCCAGCTTATATGTAAAATCAATCCTAGAATCCACCAAAGAGTTTTTATCCAATATAGTCCTGGTCTCTATCCTCTCGATATCATCACATCCACTAGGGAAATCGGGAGCCTTTATACCGTCTTGATCCTCCGGCAATGATATAGCAGCGCATAACTCGTCAGTAATACCTACATTAGATTCTATGATATCACACAGGTTCTCTATATTATCAGCGATATAATCAATAGCATCATCTACCGTAACATCTTCCCCCATCGTGTTGATAACGAATTGGGTCTCTCCTACCGTGGCATATTCCTGCTCTACATATCTGAGTTGCTTGACATCTAGCTGATTCTTGCATTCTCCTCCAAAATCATCAAATCCCCAAGATGGGTCGTTTATGATCTTTGCCGTATTCTTAAACTGCCAAAGATGACGGCGGCTGTTCCCCGCGCACTGCAGGTTGTTCTCCAGCACCGACGCAGCCGACAGGTCGTCAGAGTTACCGTCCTCATCAACGATAACCTCCATCTCCTCCCTTGTGGCCGGACGAGGGATAAGCGGGAATCTAGCTGTCCTGTATCCTGTATTGGTAAAGAACCTTATACCCAACGGATATACCTCGTCACGCATGAAAGAGGCGTATTTAGAGCAAGCCACACCGTCTTTATACAGATTCTCCGTGGCTATCGATGTCTGCCATTTAACAAAATGTCCCAAGAAGTTAACTACCGGCTGTAAATTCCATTCATTCTCAACAGTCAAACCATATTGAAGAAGACGATTACCTACGGAGGTCATTCCTCTAGCCGTCTTATATACCGGTATCTCCTTAGACAACTTCTCCATTGTCGTACGCTCACTATACTGATCTGTAAGATAATAGATAGTCCTTTCCGTTATCGGATGTATACCTTCTATAAAATACTCAAGAACCGGGCTTTGCTCACCATTAAACCCAACCGTGTTCTGTATAACACCTATCTTATAATGAGATACCTGCTTGTCTATATTGGATACAGTAAGGCGGATACCCATATTGGTTGACTTACCCCATAAACCATCACGGATAACCATATCTTGGCGATCGAATAACATGATTGGGTTGGTCAATGAGCAATATCCGGTCTTCTCAATCCCGAACTCATCGCACAACGCCACGCAGAACTGGTAGGTCCCGGCACGCAGGCTCCCCCCGAACTCCACGACCTCAGGCTCCACGCACGGGGCCGTCAGCAACGGGAACACCAGAAGCTTCTCGCAAGCCAGCCTACACCTCTTTATTGGCTTATCATCCCCACATGTCTTATACCCATGGTAATGATACCAAAAGTCACCATCATCATCCGGATTAAGAGCCTTATCGACCATAACATATCGCTGGGGATTATATCCATCGGTCCAGTATATCACCTTCCCACATTTCTCATCCTTGATCTCTATATCGAAAATCGGGTGATGAATGGAGAAGTTAAGACAAGGGTCATCGGTCCCATCCTCTATCAACACCTCCATCAAATCACATATCTCATCGAAACGACTATCCGACTCCTCAAGTCTCTCGCCAAGGATACGATGAATATCTTTCCCTGATCCTGCTAATTGATCCTCTACGGTCTTGACATAATCCAATGACCTCATGAACGTGATCTTAGAGGTATTGTTATCAGGATTCACGAGAAAGAAATAAGTATTATCACCAGCTATATCATTCTTATACCCAATAACCTTATAGCCATCGAATCGCTTGCATAAAAGGGTGCTAGGCTCGTTCTGAATCTTAATCTGACTCCCATCGTCACCCTCTATGGTAGCGTTCAAGGCGAAACTGTACTCAGACGGGGATAGGTCCTGTGGATGCTTATCCCTGTTCATCCCGGAATCGGGAACCGCTATGTTAGAGTTATTTTGCACGATCTTATCTTTTTCGCAAATATAATAAATCCGCCAGATAATCACTTATGTGGCGGATTCTAACAAACCGTACGTATTATGCAAAACATTCAAATCGCACAAAAATAGAAAATCCTTCTGACTCTCACAAGCCAGAAGGAAAATCTAAACACTTTGCAACGTTTACCTCTAATGAAAATACAAAACATAATAATTATGGATTTTTTCCCATGTAGCTTGATTGCTTATCGGCGTCCTCTACGGATATGTAGAAGAACCCGTTAGTCACGTATCTCTCATTGACATCCACAAAATCGGTAGATCCTTTGTCTATTCCTCTCTTCGATCCCTCGTCGCACACGGCCACCAGACTATTGAAATCATTGGAATAACCAACGACAACGCCATGTATGTCACGATTCCGAGGATCGAAAACATATCTCATCCTACATCTGTCATAAGCCAATTCCAGAGGACTTTTGTTTATCTTACCATCAAACCCTATACCTGTGGTCAAGGCGATAATACTTCTTGATATATCGCTCATAGTAGTATCTTTTACCGGTACCTTAGGCATAGAAACGCCTTCCATGACAAAATCCAATGCCTTATCTAAAAGCTCGTCGAAATCATCATCCCGAACATAATCCTTGAACACCTCCAATATATACAACCGGACATGGAGTTCGTTATTGACATCATTTAATGCGATCATAATGCTAGTTTTCGGCAAAGCCAGATTATTCCTATACAATAGAAGATCAAATATGTCATAAGTAAAGGACTAAAAAATAAAAAAACTCTCATATCCTCACGGACAAGAGAGCCGATGTGTTTATATTATGAAGAAAAATCTACTCGCCAATCCTTACAATGCAGTCACGAGACTCCTTGTTGTAGATCATCGTGCCTACCTTAGAATACAAGGTCTTTATATTTTGCCAATTATCCTCACCATGGGCAGATACGTTGGTAGGGGCATCACCGGTATAAACCTCCTCGCCTCCGATATTGACAAAATCATATCCACGTTTCTCCATAGAACCGCCCTTATATGCCGTGAATTTGATAGTGATATTACCTTTCTCACGACCACCATACCAGTTACCGTATATACTGCATCTGATCTCAAGAGGTAATTTATCATAATTATCGCCATCCAACAACGGTCCCATCTGGATCAAAGCTGCCTCATTACCCGATTCCATGTTATCACCACCATGGATGAGATAATCACCTACCCGTTCCTGCGTGGTCTGGTACTGTTTACTCCAACCAACCAGCTTGCCGTCAACATCCGGGAGGCCGGTGTTATCGAAACCGGTAGCCGTGTCAAAGTCAATGCCGTCCTCGTCAGCCCAGATATACCTAAGCACTAGGTAGTCGAACTCCGGGATAATAACCACCGGGACCGACTCCTGCCTGCACACGAACGTCTTCTCCTCCTTGGTGCCTTCTTTTATAACCTTGTACGTAGCCTGACGTATCTCTCCAGTCTCATTGATATCAGCGGTAACTCTAACCTCAGCAGGACCGGTACCACTTGTCTTATCTAAATGTATCCAATCATTTTTCTTTGCCATATTATCTTTTTTTTCTTTTTAAAAAACGTATATTCGCGTCATAATCGCGGGGTGGAGAAGAGGTATCTCATTAGGCTCTTGACATACTCCCATCACTAAAGCAAATGGGATTCTTGGATACAGACGTAAGAAACCCCGATATTACTATCGCTGGAATTACTCTTGCTCTCCAATTCGGAAATGCCCTTCCGAAGTATATTACGGGCTGCAAGAACATCACGGTCGTTGATTGCGCCGCACGACGGGCATACCCACGTGCGGTCGCGTAACGACAAGTTTTTATTAACAAGCCCGCATTCACAAGTCTTTGAGGAAGGATACCATTTGTCAATCTTATGTACTATCACTCCATACTTTGAAGCGATATACGTAAGTTTGTTAATAAAAGAAGAATGACTGAGATCGGAAATCTTCTTTCCCCACAAGTGTTTCATCCCTTCAATGTTTAGATCTTCAATGAAAATATAATCATATTGTTTGCATAATTCATGAGCTAATTTCCATTGAAAATCAGATCGAAAATCGTTTATTTTACGATACGCTTGTTGAAGTTCAAACAGTCTTCTTTTTCTATTATTGGATCCTTTCTTCGCATTAGAAAACTTTCTATTTAGTTTTCTAATCTTGTTTTGATATTGCTTGAAGAATAGTGGAGAATTGATTTTACTACCATCGCTTTTAGTTAGGTAAGTTTTCAGACCAAAATCCAATCCTACAGATGCACCATCATATGTCTTTCTGTAAGAGTTTGCAGGATTATAATCTGTAACTATAATCAAACTAAAACGATAGCAGGTTTCTCTGACTATCCTTATTTGTTTAACATTACCTTCATATGCTCTACTGTATGAAAACTTAAAACGTTTCTTTCCTTTGTTGATTGTAAGGATATTACCGTTTAAGGTAAAACCTCCTTGTTTAAAAACAAAAGAGTTGAAACAATCTGATCTTTTAAACTTAGGTGGTCTCTTTGATTTTCTTTTAAAGAAACGATTATAAGATTCATCAAGACGTTCAAGTATTTCTTGTGTTGTTTGAGAATGAAGAAGATTTCTTTTAATTCTTTTAGCAAAATGCTTCTTCATTTTACCAATTGAGATATATTTCCCAAACAACTTGTAATACCTACGCTGTAAAGCTAAAGCGTGATTCCATACAAAACAACATTCACGAAGCATTTTACCAAGATACTTCGTTTTCTTGGAATGATAGATGTTGTATTTGTAGGTAATCATTTTTTTATTTACAATTTTGATTCAAAATTAATCAAACCAATTCATCCACCTTCTAAAGTATGGTGGTTTTGTTGGTTAAATAATCATAAGACAACATTCTTCTCCTATTATCCTCAGCCAACTCCCGATAATCATTTAACGTGATCATCGACATCTTAAGCTCCTTCATAGCCCTAGCGAACTTACCCGGTTCCTGTTGGGCGTATAGCTTATAAGCGTCACCAGCGCCCTGTACCAAACCGTTCACGGCAGCGTTCTCAAAGATCTTCATCTTGATATACGTCTCAACATAATCCTCAAGATAACCTAACGCCGTTTCAGGTATATACGGGAGACCGTCATCGTCCTTAGGCGTAGCACGATATATGATATAAATAAATCCATCAAACCCGGTATACATAGTATTGCCGGATATAGTTATATCATAATTATCCCAATCATACTTATCCCGATACTTGTCGGCGGCGCAATCACGCCTCAGTCCTCGACCTATAGACAGCCTTACGGGATGATGGTAATGAAATCGAACCTCGTGAGACCCGATATATATCCTCTCCGTGATCGTCTTCTCAAACTCCTCCTTACAGCACTCGGTGCAGGAGTTCCAACGGAAACCGCGCTCGGTGCGCTCGACCCAGCCGATCTCGTGTTGGAGGTCAGCCTTGGCCTTGTCGCCGCCCGGAATCTCACAGACAAGAGGCTCACACCTATAGGCATCAAGCATGTCGAAAAAATCAGAAGGCAATACCGCCTGTTTGTTGCTGGTCTTGACAACCGCCTCGGACATGACCGCTATAACACCCCCGAACCTTTTCAAGGCGATCTCAGCCCATCTATAAACAGACGAGGTATCTATAGCCCCGCTATCATCGTATTTATGTAAATCGGCCTTGATCTCGGCCAACAACCCTTTTATAGTCATATTCAAGTCTTTTGCACAAAGATATGTATTTGAATCCGTGATACAAAAAAAATCCAGTCTACCCTCACGGGCTAACTGGATCACAAAAAAACTTCTACAGCTTGTAAACCCATTTAACTCCAAATACCTTACTCTCCGACTCAACCTCCCGATACAAGAACTTATATCTCCTACCTGATTCCATAGCCAACCTACACTCCCTGTTCAACGCCGGAGAAATATAGAGATGGAAATACTTGTTCCGAGGCATAAAATCAATGCACGTATGGACATAAGAGTATCCACCCGTCCCACGTCTGTTAATAGTACCGGTAAGCTTATTCAAATATATCTTACGATTAGGATTTATCTTATGACACAGATAACCGATGTTGTTTATATAAACCCCACCCTCATTATCCAGATACTTATCACGTATGACTTTCCATATCAAGGACTGACATTCGAGAATATCATTCTTGTCCACGATCGTATGTTTCCTTCTCTTGCCATTCTTAGACATAATAGATCTATAAAACCGAAGAAAGTACTGATCAAGTATTTTAAATGACTTTGTTTTCATATCACAAATATAACGATTTCATCCTAATACAAGAAATTTATACACAAAAATACACCGCCTATACCAAGGATGAGGCAAACAGGATAGCCGACAGCAACCTACAGTCAGACGGTATCTCTTACGCCAATGGATTAGCTCAGGCCGATAGATGCGATTGCCCAGAGCCAACAAAGACGTGGTCATGGTCGGTATCTATGAATAATGATTGCATGAGCCATGAACAACTTGTCACATCAAGAGGATTTACGATTACATATAATAATCAATGTGGTAGATCTATATCTGGTTCTGTGAATGGTATAGGATATACACAAAACGGAGAAGAGCAGGTCAATAGCGCTAGCTTTACAATTTCCACAGGGTCCGGAACCAAGAGTGGAAGTGTATATTTTAGCCGAGAAGTGGTATGTGGAGATGTAACAATCTCTGGTCATGATTCAGGTAATTGTTGACAATCACTGATGTTATGGTTTTTAATAAAAAGGAGAGACTTATTAGCCTCTCCTTTTTAGATAAACCTAAGATCTCTTTTCTTAGTATGATTAAGTATCCTACTGATATGCCTTGTACTAAAACCTGTTTTGTCTTTTATCTTATCATAGATTCATCACTGAATCTTTTGAGTTTTCTTGTTAATATCCATATCCGGATTCTCGTCCGTAGGAATCTGCAATTTGGTTATCGTCTCCCTTAACGTCTCTGAGACAACATATTCTAGTAGCTTGTCAGGACATACGAAATCATAATCCCATTGAGATATACATGGATCATCTTTTTTCGTTCCACATCCCCCTAGCTCTAATGCCGCTTTTCTGTCAAGAGTTATAAGATCCACATTTATAGCCTCTATATTAATATCAGGGATATAAATATATCCGTCATTAACATAATAATAGTATTGCTCTATATTACCATATTTACGCTCTTTATTATTAGCGTATTTCCTTAACGATATAGGAGTAAATATAATATCATCCATGATATTCGATACCTTTATAATAGCCGGCCCTATACGGGTGTATATCATATCGGGAAGACTTTTCTTGGATCTCATAAGAATCCGGCATAACTTGAACTCATCAAAACAGCAATCAACCTTCCGAACTCTCTCCATCTCCAGACAATTGATATGGGTATATAGCGATTCCTCGCCGAACAAAGTCCCATCAGCGTACTTCTGGGCTATATATGATCGAGCCTTCTGCCTACCTATGGACAATATCCATCTTCTACTGACATGAGCGTCTTTACTAATAGAGTTCATGTCATTTATGATCCTAGATACAAACTCTGAATTTTTCATGTAGCGAAATATTAAGGAGGGGATATACCCCTCCGGTTATTACTTTTTCTTCTTAACCTTGCCCCCACATTTCAGTTGAGGTTTCTTTTTCTCGGAGACCTTGCCTCCATTAGCCATTTTCTTTTTCTTATTGCAAGCCATAACTTAATGTATTAATATTAACGATACAATATTAATGATTTTATTTAATAGATAAACAATGCGCATTGAATAAGCTAAATTCACATCGAGTCAGACGGTATCTCTTACGCCAATGGATTAGCTCAGGCCGATAGATGCGATTGCCCGCAAGTGAAATGTAATATGAGCGTATGGGTATCCATAGATGAAACGTATTCCTCTCCTCCAGGGGCTAAGTTCACCCTCCATTGGAGCGGTAATGACGCTTGCTCTAGCTTCAGTCAAGGAGGAACTGTTAGACTATATTGTTCTAATGTATCTGATAACTATTCTGCGCATACTAGCATATCGGGTAAGTCGGGAAGTTGGTCTAGTACCGGTTTTTTTAGCTCAGGATGTAACCCTAGTAATATATCAGGATCTTGGGATCCAGATTAATAAATAAAAAAAAGGAGAGGCTTATTTTAGCCCCTCCTTTTTATCATATATCAGGATCTTAACAATTACCAGATCCTCCTCCAGAAACACTTATAGACCCACATTGTACTCCTGAATCAAAACCTATGACACCGGTTTTTTTACCAGACCCAGTAGGTATGCTTACGGTAGTACTTCCAGCCGTAACGGTTTGTCCAAGATCATTCCTACCAGTAACAGTTACAGTTATTGATTTAGATGATCCACATTGATTATTGTAAGACACTTCATAGGAGCACCTTAATGTGGATGTAGAACCAGACAGGCCATTACAAGGATCACCGCTCAGCATAGCGTTGGCGCTCCACGTCTTTGTTGGCTCTGGGCAATCGCATCTATCGGCCTGAGCTAATCCATTGGCGTAAGAGATACCGTCTGACTGTAGGTTGCTGTCGGCTATCCTGTTTGCCTCATCCTTGGTACAGGCCTCATATTTACCAGCGATTTGCTTATAACTGATAGTCTTAGGAGTACAATTGCCAGGACAGTTCGTAGCCTTGACATTTCCCCATCGGTCATCATTGCCAACCTTAGAAGGACATATCCTAGCATCAACTAAATTTTGTAATGCATCCTTGTACTCTTTATACTTGTTATAAGCTTGTTCACTAGCCAGATTCGATGAAGAAGCACAAAATTCACCAGCGCTAACCACCTTAATAGGGCTATCAGGAACACATACATCACCGCATTCGCCCGAACATCCCTTACATACCTCATTGGTATAGACAGTGTAGTCATGTGGATTACAGCAATGTTTACCACTATTCTGCCAATATCCTGTAGGATCGCACTCGCTAGAATAATGCTCCTCGCTATTACCATTATTACACCTACTATCATCCATATGGTATGTATTATCACATCCGCATCCACAAGATCTGGAATCATACTCAACCACCTCGTCTTGATCAGAAGCAGAGGAACAAGGATTGGTTTGACTCCTTTTCTTACGATAGGTACACCCGTCGCAATAATAACTCCAATTACCATAAGTAGGAGTATCATCATCGTCGGCGCAATCACCATTCTTATTGGCGTAAGCCTGAGCTGCGGTCTTAGTCGCCGTATCATTCTTGAAAGCATCCTGAACCTTGCTGTCGGCATCCGCCTGAGATACGGTGGATATCAACGCTGACAACCCTAAAGCGCTATAAGGAACGGATAAAGCTACACCATGTTTACATGTACCACAATTATCCTTATAGAACGTAGCGCTTCCAGTACCGGTCCACACACAAGTGCCATGCTGGTTAGCGTAATCCTGTCCCTTCTGGTCTAAGATCTGCTCTGCCTTGCTCCTGGCATCAGCCAAAGAAACCTTGCTGGTGATAGGCGTACCGCCGTTGGCTTGCGTAGAAGTCACCGTTATTCTCTGACCAACCCCGCTTCCGGCGCAATTGTTCTTATAGAAGTCACGGCTTGCCACGTAAGTCCAAGTACATCCACCGTTCTTATTGGCGTAGTTCTGTCCATCGGCTCCACGAACAGCATTCTCGGCCTTCTTATTAGCGTCAGCCAAAGATATGTTGGAGGTATACGGATGTCCCGGCAGCCTATCGCTACTTACGGATACCATGTCGCCCACGCCGCCGTCAGCGCAATTGTTCTTCCTAACCTGTCCGGTATAGCTTCCTGTCCACGTACAAGTACCCTTCGAGTTAGCCACGGCCTGACCCTGAGAGTTCACGGCGGCCAATGCCTTGGCGTTAGCGTCAGCTTGGGATACACATGACTTAAACTTACCATCAGAGCTAGGACTTGGATCCGTAACATCATTCTGAGTTACGGTAACAGAGCTTCCAACTCCACCATCCGCACATTGACGGGTAAAGGCCTTGGATGCCGTACCAAACCAGAAACATGTATTATTACCACCAGCTATATACCGCTCTTGATTATCAGGATCAGTATAACAGGTATTGGTGTTACGTTGATGTAATTGAGAGATACAGCCCTTACATACGGTCTCGATAGTCTCCCATACCGGTTGCTCGGTCTTAGTATGACACGTGTCATCATAGTTCTTATTAACGAACGCCTGACCCATTCTATCGATATAGGCCTTAGCCAAAGCGTCTGCCTCTTCCTGAGAACGGGTTGAGGTAAAGAACTGACCCATAAGATCCGGGGTTACGGTGATAGGATCTGCATACTGACAAGTAGGACACTTAGGAGTGAACTCCTTGCTATAATTACCTACATATATTTTCAACTCATCACAAGTACCACGATCGTTGGCTATAGCCTGACCTTGCGCCTTGACAGCGGCCTTGGCAAGCTCATCGGCGGCGAACTGGCTCTCATAAGAATAGAACGGACCACCAGTGACATCAGCCTCCGTAACGTTAACAGATGAAGGTATCAATCCGGATGGACAATTATTCTTCTCGAACACCTCACTATAATGACCGGTGTACTTAGGAGCCTCATGGCAAGTACCACGCTCATCGGCAACCCTCTGTCCTTGATTCATGACAGCGGCCATAGCCACCAAGTTAGCCTCATCCTGCGATACGCAAGACTGGAACGGATGACCATCGACCATATCCTGTGTCACGGTGAACGGATCTCCTATCTGATTAGCTCCACAATTGCTCTTAGTGAACTCGAAGCTAGCCCTACCGGTATACATAGTAGCGTCAGAACAAGTACCCCTGGTGTTAGCCAAAGCCTGTCCTTGAGCCTGTACGGCGGTCATAGCCATAGCGTCAGCGGCGGTCTGGGAGTCGTTAGACTGGAATGGGTGTCCTTCTACCATATCTTGGGAGATCGTCACCTTAGATCCGATCTTACACTCACCACAGTTGTTTCTCGTGAACTCCAAGGAAGCACGGCCGGTGTACGTACAAAGGGCGTGGATATTGGCAAGGGCCTGTCCTTGGGCGTCAACGGCGGCCTTGGCCTTATTATTGGCATCCTCCTGAGATACGGTAGACGTGAACGGATAACCGTCAACCATCCTATCATTTACCGTATAAGTACCACCAGTGCCAGTACCACAATTGTTACGGGTAAACGTACGTGTATAAGTACCGGTATATACAGGCACCTTCTCGCACTTACCTTTCACGTTAGCCACATCCTGACCTTGAGCCTCGACGGCGGCCTTAGCCTTATTGTTGGCGTCTTCCTGAGATACGGTAGACCTGAAATCCCCTGTCACCATAGTCTCATCCACGGTAACCTTGGTTCCGTACTGAGTCTTATCGCAATTGTTTCTGGTAAATTCCTTGCTATACTTACCGTAGTAAATCGTCTTCTCCTTACACTCACCTTCTAGGTTGGCTTGTTGCTGGGCGTTAGCCTCAAGATCGGCCTTAGCCTTATTGTCGGCATCCTCCTGAGAGATAATAGAGAAGTACTTACCAGCGGCTACAACATAAGTGTAAGGTTGACCGATATGGAACTCATCACAATTATTTCTCGTGACTATCTTCTCCATCCTAACGTTATAGTAGACGTTAGTCTGACAGTCGCCACGCTCGTTGGTGATAGCCTGACCTTGCGCCTCCACAGCGTCCTGCGCCAGCTTATTGGCGGCATCCTGCGATACCGTAGAAGTGAACGGATATCCAGAACACATCTTCTCGTCCACAGTGAAGTCAACAGGAGTAGAACCCTCAGGGCAGTTGGTTCTCTGGAATACCTTGGAGTACGATCCGGTAAATACCGGTATCTTCTCACAGTTACCCTTGATATTCGCTATATCCTGACCTTGAGCCTCGACAGCAGCCCTTGCTAGGCTATTAGCGTCTTCCTGAGACACGATGGATCTGAAGTCCCCTGTAACCATCGTCTCATCGACAACCACATCAGTACCGTATTGGGTGGAATCACAATTGTTACGGGTAAAGGTCTTGCTAAACTTACCATAATAGATATTCTCCTTAGGCTTACACTCACCCTCCAAATTGGCTTGTTGTTGACCGTTCTTCTCAATATCCTCAAGAGCCTTCCTATCGGCGTCCTCCTGAGAGATGGAAGATACGTACTTGCCCTCAGGAATGATATAAACATATTCCTGACCGTCACTGAACTTATCGCAATTATTACGTATAAACGTCTTCCTCTGCTCCTCGTTATACCAGATATCGGTTATACACTCACCATGCTCGTTGGCGTATTTCTGACCGTTCAGGGCTATATCCTCCATAGCCTTGGCGTCTGCGTCCTCCTGCGAGATAAACGACTTGTAAGTCCTTTCCTCGACCGTATACAACACCACCGATCCATGTTGGTTGGCCAGACAGTCATCCTTGGTGAACGGCTGAACCATCTTGATATTATAATAAACGGGCTTAGCGTCTTGAGCTATCATATACTCCTTAACAACACTGCCATCCTTTGACGTTATACGGAACTTAGCCGTACAGATCTGACCGGTGTAATTGGCCTTGTATACGATGTTAAGCTTATTATCGCCTATCCCATGGCTCTTGTCGTTAATGGCAAAGCAATTACCCTCAACGCAATTCTTATCTACTTCCCTCGCCATATCAATCCTCCTCTATTCTCCATGAAACATCATCTCCGGCCTCTACCCTCACGATTTGGGTACCACCATCCTTATTAAGCGTCAACCTTTGCGGATCCACGTTAAAGGGTGGTTCCGGATCAGGTTCCTCGCTGCCATCACCGCAAGTGCAACATACCAGCTCGATATCATACTCGGTATTGGACTTGATATCAATAATAACCTGACCGTTCTCGCTGGTCACATTATCGAAGTCATGATCAAGTATAATATAAGGTATATCATTAGGTTGTTGATTGATATTAACAACCTTACCGTTCAAGACGAACATCTCATGATGCTGTTCGTTATCCATATTCTTAGGCATAGCTATGACAAAGCTAGCCTCATACAAATCAGTGGCTCCGGGATCCTCAGGATCGGCATACACTATATATCTGCTATCCTCTTCCGGGACCTTCATGGATAAGCCGTTCACGTTCATGGAGACTATATAAGACTTGCTCACCGAGCCACCAAGGGTAAGACAGGAGGCCTTGACCGAGGCGGAGTTAAGCTTGGCGTTGATGACCGCCGTCCCGCCCTCCATATCGAACATGATATTGGTCGGATCCACGCTTACCCGCTCCATGCCCTTCTGGGTTATGGTAGCGAGCTTCGTAACCTTGCCTTTCTCGACCGCTACGTAAGTCTCCCTAGGCAACCTACCCATCCATCCCGGCTCTACCTTAATAGCCACCTTGTCGGGGCCGGTACCGGAAATCTTGTCGTAGGACACCCATGAGGAGCCTTGCTCGATCTTGGCAAGAATATCTTTTAAATTACTAGCCATATCAATCCGCTTGCGTTATAGTCCATTTATCACTCTTGCCGACAATAATCTCAAGGATCTTCTCTCCACCCTCAGGAGGATACTCGAAGTTAGTAGGCTTAATCTCAAATACGCTGGCGCCTCCACAACCAAGATCACAGATCATATCCGGCAACCATCCCTCCTCAAAAAAACGCTCTATAAGCTCCCTTACGGCCTCTGATAAAGAATCAAGCTCTAACCTATCTACTGGGATAGATCCTTTCTTGAGGGTCTCACCACATACCCAGCCGTCACACTCGGAAGCCAAGACCGTATCGTACACTCTTTTAGCCATAACATGAGGTATTTAAAATATTACTATTCAATGTAGTATATACGATATTAACATCAGTGAACTCATCACCCATGCAATATTTCTTCTTAAACTTAACGGACCTGCCAGAAACGACATATCCGTCATTAGGGACGATAGTACCACAATAGGTAACACTGAGCACATTCAACGGCTCGTATCTTAACCTGACAGCCTGAACGCCCTTGAACGAGTCACGCTGGATGGACGCCGTGGCGCCAGATACGGCAACCAGCTTCCTTACCAGAGACTCGATTACGCTATTCATGCTATCACCGTTCCTGATATCTGCCTCAGGGAACGACTGACCGTCATATACGATCTGGGAACTGTAGATACTACACTCGTCCCCAGGTCTATATTCCGGCTTACATGGATTACAATTACTTCTCATATCAAATCAATTTGTTGATCATTCTTCTTAATTCAAGTATCTCGGCATCCCTATCCCGTATAGCCTTTATCATAGCGTTAAGGGTATCGGACATATCGCAATTAGGGGATAATCCCAATGATTCCACACGTACCTTATCACCGGGGTAAATACAATCGGTACTCATGTACGTAGAGCACGGTACTTTCGTGTCGTCTACAGTAGGTCTGTATTGTTTTTTGTTGCAACCGTTCATCACCAAACCTCCTCTTCAGTTCCGCTATCCCCGCCGCTACCACCGGCGTTGACAAGCTCGTTTATAATCCTCTTCAAATCCAGAACCTCACGATGGTATAAATCTATCTGCTTATCCCTAGACGCTATAATACGCCTCAATGAGTCTATAACGACAGAAATGTCAGTACCTTTCTCTATGCCATCCGCTACCAGCTCATCGCCTGAGTACAAGACGCATTTATCATACAAGGTTATAGGACATCCATAACCAACACAAGGTTCTTCCTGACAATCCCGATCGCAAGGATCACAAGGATCGTTAGGGCATTTGTTAAGAAATCTATCTATCTTAACGCCATGACAACACTCTTCGGGACGTTCCCGTGAATGATCATGACAACAACCACCTGTATTACACATATTAATAATATTAATGTTTTTAGCAAAGATACTTATTTGATTTGATAACAAGATAACATACATTATTAAACAATATAGGGAATACCCCATTTGTATCCCCTATACTCATAAACTATAATAATAAGATAGGATCAAGACTTCAATTTAAGAACAGGATTACCCCATCTATCTTTCCATTGCCTTCCCAAATCGTTTATAACGCCATTATAATCTTTTATATATCCAGCCTTAATAGCGTAAGATATATTTCTTTCTATTGATACTATCATATCCAGCTCCTCGAAGGAAGCCCTATTTCTTATTCCTTCCTCATGTACGCCAAAAACAACAAAATTTATACCCTTAGCAATTCTTGATAACGATTCCTTTAAGTTGCTTTTATCGCTTATAAGCGAAGATACGCTACTACACATCTCTATATAAGCGTCACCAGCGGCATTTCTTACCCCTACGATATTATCAACAAACCACATCACGACATCGGCGCAAACCTCAGGACTCATTTCCATGGCCACCACAAGGAAAAGGTAGGGGTTCATATACCACGTTTGACCATCTCCCTTACCCTTTCGGCATGCCAACCCTATTTTATTTAAATCACTAAGATTCAAGGCTTTATTTTGTAAGCCGATTTTTGTCTGCTTACATAAATCCCTGTTTTCCAGTCTACTAATTATTTCCCTACATTTCTCTTGAAAGCCATCATACTTAATAATATCATTAAGCTTCTTAGGAGATAAGCCCTTTTTAAGCCTATCATCAGACAAGACTTTCATAGCTAAAGTGATGTTAACAAAACCATTATCACTGAGCGCAGGTATAACAACGCCCATCAATCTCCTATCAGAAGATTTGATTTCAACCCGACTTTTCATAACTTTGAACAATATTTTAAATTAAACATAATACCTATCGGTTCGAGATGAATAGATAGGTATGCAAATATAAAATATATTCAACATATAAGCAAGTGTATTACAGTATATAAACTTATCACCATTGATATATATACAAAAAATGGAGGAGACATGCAATCTCCTCCAAACACTAAATCAACTATTATGGAAAACTAAACGCGCATCATCACCAATAACATTGATCCTCTTGATCAATATTCTCAATCCATTTCTCGCACTCAAGATTAAGATCAGCGTACTCCTGCCCCTCTACCATCAAAACCTCACGGGCTTTGGCGTTGGCGTCCTCAACGGATACCCATGACCTAAACCTGTTGGCTTTGATAGAATAATATACCTTACCTGATTTATATCCAAACGGGCATACCTTCTCAAACCAATCACCGATCGTAGTATTATAGAATACAGGGGAGCAACTACCTTCGGAGTTAGCCTTCTCCTGTCCTTCTTTCATGAACTTCCTATAAGCTAACGTATCAGCATCAATCTGGGATATATCGGATATGACGGCTCCGGCTGGCAATTCATACACAATACCTTCTTTACCTGATTTGCCAGACTCGCAATCGTTCTTATAAAATAAGCCACAAAGAGGCTGTGAGGCCCAGTCCTTACAGCATGTCCCAACGGCGTTGGCCTCCCCTTGCCCGATCCGCCCAAGCTCCACCCTAGCCTTATCATTGGCATCTTTCTTGGATACGTAAGAGACAAACCTGCCTTCCTCTACGCATATTTGCTCCTTGGACCCCTTGCCGCTTACGCAATCGTTCTTGATAAACTCATCGCATACCTGATCATTATACCATACGGACGGTATTATGTCGGCATATGTATTGGCGTAGTCCTGACCGTTAGCATTGACATCATCCTCAGCCTTACCATCAGCCTCCTCCTGCGTATCGCCAAAATAAACATCGGCCGGGACCCGGTAGTCAACAGAGCCGCCCACGTACCCGGCAGGCGGGTTGTTTTTGGTGAACGTCCGTACTATTTCTTTATTTCCATATATCATCGTAATTCACTTTGTCACAAAGATACAATTAAAATTCAAATCACAAAGGAAGAGCCTTTTTGCTTCTCAAAACCTTATACAGATAATCCCTTAACTGTTCCTCTGTGGTTATATACCCAAACTCAATCATCTTAGCTATATCAATCTCCAGCTCCATCAACTCCTTAGCCTTGGCCTCCTCGCCAACGGAATTTCTTATCATAGTCTCATGAAGACCGTAAACTATTATATTCAAAGATCTAGCTAAATCCTGTATTTTATCTTTAAACCTTGATGAGTCCACGATTTTAGATAAAGAGGAAGACATTCTCTTATAAGCATCACCGGCCTTATCCCTATAATCTATAAGCTGGTCATGAACAAATCTGATAACTTGAACCTCAAACCTCGGATTTATCCACATAGCGAACTTAATAAACAGAAATGGATGCATCCACACCTGTTTCTTAGGTCTTCCTGATTTACCTGGTTCTTTTACAGTAGATCTCTTAACTAATTGATTATCAATTTTTGGGCATTTTTGCCCAAAACTATCAACAGACAATTCCTCTAATAACGCATCAATAAATTCCTTCGTTTTAGATGATGACAAAAATACATCCATCTTCCTTTGTTCATTACCTTCTAAAGAGTTCCATTGTCTCACTAATTCATATGCTTCGAAATAACCATCACTAGTTCTTTGAAAAACGTTAAAATCGCCCATCTTTCTTGTTAAAACATTTACTGTCTTTATTTTTTAATCTAATTTTGAAGTTAATAATTAATTACTTTATGTCCGCTCCCTCGTGAGAGTCGGCGGACATACAAAAATAGCCAATTGGTGTGACAAACACAATCCAATTGGCTATTTTTAATATCCTAAAATCAGGACATTAATTACCCATTACAAATCTTATCCTCCAAAGCATAAAGAACTTTCGCTACGGTCTTATCGCCACTTACCTTCACGCAAGACTCTCCGAGGTCCCGGACATCTATAGCCTCCCTGATACGGGTAAGCTCCTCATAGATCTCCTCTATAACATCGGAGATCATAACACACTCATCAGAGTCCTTATACTTTGACCACTCTGGGAGATCGCCCTCGTAGGGTACGCAAGTAGACGGGGTTATATGTGAACAATTATACTTTTTCATACTAGCAACCTGTTAATATGTTCCTTTAACGATCTTATCTCATCCGGGCATAACCCGCAATCATTATCGCATAATGACCTTTGCAGACGAATTATCTTCCCCCAATAAGATACATCGGGCTTGTCCCCGATCCTGTACCTATGGTACCTCATGTATCTACCCCATTGGCAAGATAACCACTCATCTACGACCTTACATAGATCTATTCTATCAAGGCTTGATATACTTTGCGCGCCCATCTAGTATCTCCTTTCTCATTTCCTGTACCTCCTCGTCAGGCGGGCATCCATATGGCAGGTTCTTGATCCACTCACGGATCTTTTTCTGCATATTAAGATAAGATACGCCAACGCCATCACCCTTGGTACGAACTTGCTTATATATACTAACCACGTCACGCTCCATGGTCTGCAACGGATCTTGCATAACCATACATCCAGCGGTGCTTCTAGAAGCATATTCCCTATCGCTAACAACGGTAGAAGAAGGACGATTCATCATACTTCTCTCAATTCTTTCTCTCTCGGCCCTTAATGCCTTTTCCCTACAAGTATTACAACCCACGACTAAATATTTTTATGTTTAACAATCCACGCAATTGGTAGCCATCTCAAGAAGCTCTCCGACACGATCAATGATCTCATGAGCCGCCTCTATATTGTCCAACCTAACGTTAGCCTCCGCTACGACCATAAGTATCTCCATCTCCTGTATCTTATTTATAAGATCCTTATCCTTGTCCTCGCATAGGATATCAGTCTTAATCCATAGCCGATCAAGACGCCTGCGTATAAGATCCGTCTTAAGATACTTGCGACTGAAATTGTAAGTGGAAGGGCTGCCTATGATCTTAATATCATATATACCGTCTGGAAGATCAAGATACTTGACATTACAATCATCGTAATTAAAACAATTGAGACCTAGTGTTAGGCTGGTAAAGGTATTGACCTGATTCTTGCCAAGAAACAACGTAACGGGGTCGGACATCCCAGGGGTAGTGATCTCGATGATCGCCTTCCTATCCTCCAGCAGCCCCCACTCCGACTCATCCAGAACCTGCAACACCTTTGGATCACGTGTCTCCAGTACTTGAAACGACAAGCGGATATCGTTCATGTTAACCTTCTTGTCGTACCGGCACAAGCTATCGTCATAACGAGCCTGCATATCAAGATCAGGGACATCGGTATAATATGTCTTGACCTCATGCCCGTTGATAAATACCGATGTTATCTGGCAAACATGAGACCTGGCGACATCGAAAAACACCATCCTTACATTACCCTCATAATCGACTCCCGATGTCGGGTATGTCAATATCTGGGTATTATACTCACCATCGTTACGCCTAGCTACGACAGTAATTACGATAGGCTTCTCTATATCGTAATCATCCATGATAATCCTAGCGGCAAACTTATCATGAATTATCTTCGGTATGATATTGATCTGATTCATCTTAATATCTTTTTCACAAAGATACTAATTTGATCGATAAAACAAACGAGGCTATAAGATAAGAGCATCAAGAAGATCCTGCTCGCTTAGAATTATACCTCCATTGATAGCCATAGACATAGCTAAATAAAGACATAAGCATGTGAGATCATATCTAAGCATTCTACTCCTAAGAGATACAATAAACTTTTTAAGGTCAGGATTATCCCCAGCCAAAGACATATAGCCGCTAAAAAGGAACGTATTGTATATAGGATCGGATGTAGATGATTTGATATCGCTGTAAGACATACCACAAATATCTACCCACAATCTTATAGATTTGACGACTATCTCCTTTACAAGAGACTTATTCAACAAACATCCGAATCTGACCAAAGCCACTATATCTCCCCACTTCTGATCGGATATCTCTTTAATAACATACATCGACCCATTCAAAGGATCTTTTACGACAGATGACAGTATATTCTTACATCCAATGGAATCCGATAGCTCTTGGATATTAAACATATTATTATCGTGGTTAAATACGATGGACATATCTCCACCTCTTATGATACTAAAGCTACTCATCACGAATCCTCCACAAAAGAATTAATATCAAAACAGTCATCATAAGAGCATAGGCCAGGCTCATATCCTTCCTTGCCATCCTCTATGTCAGAAATAGCTCTATCAGCAATAGATCTTAACTCTAATAGACTTACACCTAAAAAATCTAAGGCCTCTTTCAAGTACTTATATAAGGACGAGGTTTTAACTTCCTTAAACCCCTCGTGAATCAAATGACTATTGAATATACTGAAAAGAACTTTATCATTCCTACCGTCAAACCTTTTACCATTGTTTTTAAGACTACCATCAGAGTCAATCATCTTCCTTATCTTACTCGCAGATCTGGTATTTATGATATTCACCATAATCATAACTTTGTAGTCAACAGCGGCTCTTCTAGCTTTATTAGCCCTCCCCTTTGAACTTACAGGTGCATTGTCCTCTCCGCCAATATACCTGAACTTAGCCTTGCCTACAAAGCATGATGGATAAACCTTGCGAATATTCCACTTATAATTATAATCACCGATTGATCTCATGATCGACAACTCGCTATCAACTACCATCGATATCATCTTATAAGCCTTCTCAAAACACTTAAACGATCCTACATACTCATAGATAAACCGGTACGTCATACCTAGCTTAAAATCTTTATCAGATATCCTATTAAACACTATAGCTCTATCAAAGTTGATGATAATAGCCATAATAATCTTAAGCCTAAAGTAGGGAGGTATATAAATATCATCAGGACTGATGTTCCTAGGATTAGCCGTGGTATAATCAGCGCCAGCGAAAGTATCTCTACGTTTCTTGAAATTACGCGGATATATAGGCTGACCTTTAGATAGCTTAATGCAAGTACGCCCCTCATCTACCTGCTTCTTCTCAGCCTCGGTATACACCGGAAATTCCTTTATCATAGAAGAGCATTTCCTTATATAATTCAAGTCGAAATTCATATTGTTCATATTTTGTCCACTTCAAATATAAGCAAAATATAAGACCTTTAAAAGAATAAGATGAATTAATTTTCCCATATATCACCATTATTATTTCATTAATAACATAACTTGCTGAAACACAGTTGTCCATTTTGTGACATGTGTAATAAGAAGCTTCGCCTCTTTCTGAAGCAAATCCCATTATAAAGCATTCCTTTATTTAATTCTTACCAATTTCTAATTAATAACCCTATTAATGAAATGATGTTAGCTAACGCCTTTTATTATCTAAAGTAAACATCCAAAAAACATTAATTTAAAAATGAGTAGTATGTTGGCAGATAAAGATCTTAATAATCCCACTCAAGACTCTTTATGATTGTATTGTTGAGATATTTACTATATCCTTACATTCGATCTTATTTGGCAGATGACTACTATCTTTAAACATAATGATCCTATATGTTTACTTCTTTTCTGCGCTAAAGCGTGAAGTGCCAAAGGGAATCGGCAGGGTGGGTCGTGAGTCGCTCCGCTCCTGGCCGGCCATGGAAGGCAACCACCAGCCCCACGCCATGACGCCGCCACCTTGTTCATTGGCTTCCAACAAGAGTCACCTAAAAACAATGCTTGTCTATACAATTATCTCTACGGTTCCAGAAGTTAAATAAGAACTATTTGGCTTTAAGGAAAGTTGTTAGTTAAAAAGATGGTTAATTAAGTCATCTGGTCAAATAAAATCTTTATATTCGCGTCACGGTCGGTTGGATGAGTAGGTTTAGTCGGTGGTCTGCAAAACCATATACCTCGGTTCGAATCCGAGACTGACCTCATATTTGCAATTCTTTTCTGGGGTGATAACCAATAGGTGTATGGGGTTTCTTGTACACCTATTATTTTATCAATCCGAATCTTTTCAACAACACGAATAATACAACCAATATACCTAAGATCGACATAAAGATAATAGCCATCGGCCACCTTGATTCCTCCTTATCGTCTATATCCTTATGCTTGATGTCTGTCTTCTTATCAATATCCTCAATACCAGTGATCGTCTTATCAACGCCAAGGGAATCGGTCGTCACCGTGCTATCCCGCCGGCCGATGACGATATGAGCGTCCGTCTGGGAGGACACGGGTCGCTCCCCAGTGGATGGATCCACCTCCTTCGTAGTATCGAATTTCCTCTCAGTTATGACAATATCAGCATTAAGATCAGATGTCCTGATCTCTACGATCTTCCGGTCCATGACCTCATCTATCATCGTCTCTATCCTGCTTATCAAACGATTATCTATAGACGTGTCGCTAACCTGCCTCCTGCTTCCACAAGAGGACAGGAATAGCGACAGACCTAAACAAAAAACAGCCTTAAGACTTATCCTTAACCTTATCATCAGCAATCTTCTTTATATCGTCAAACATCTCGTCAGGTATGTTTTTAGAGAAGCCAAACATCTTGAATACGTTTATCCTCTTGAATACGGCCTTGAACACCTTAACCAAATAAGCGTCAGCGAAAGCATCCCCTATCGTATTCAAGAAAAGCATCACATATCCAACAAGGGCTATATACACCCCGTATTTGGTAACGGTAAGTATCATGCTAGCATCCTCCTCGATCGGATATAACGTTTTATATATAACACATAATGTCATTACTACAAAACAAGACAAAGCGAACTCCTTAAGAATATCAGTAAACCTGACCTCCCTAAACCATCTCTTGAAACTAAACCTCCTCCTACGGCTTCTACGGAGCTTCCAGCCCCTTACGCTTTGCGCTAACCTAGCCAAAAAATTCGCTATTAATACTATAAGTAATACGGTCAATAAATGATGCACTGGCTGGAAGTAAGCCCAACAAGAGGCACCATACGCAAGCGCTATATTCCATAAGCCCCCCACTCGCTCTATCATGTCTTTGTCTTTCATTTTGTACCCTACTCGCAAAGTTAACTACTATACCATTAAGTACCTAAAACACCACGGCGTGTATACCGTTCCTCGCATCAAGGCTATCAAAATGCAACCAACCCACCTTCCCTTCAAGCCGGAAAGGATATGGTAACATATCTTGATGATCCAAGATCAAGCCTCTAGCCTGTTCCGCCGTCATTGACTTGACATCGAAATCCCCAGCCTTACCCAACACATGAGCGGATAGATAAACATCTTTCTTATCCTTGACTATCTGGCAGATGTTGCATCTAAGACCACGTTGGGAAAACTGCCCCTGCTTGTCCCAATTATTACAATACATAGGCTGTTTGATTATATCCCTCCGTAATATAAGAAGATTATGGAGAAACGCTGTATCAAGAAACTGCCACGATCTGTCCTTCCACTTATTATATGTATGAGGACATACCAATTCCACTATATCAAAATACGAACCTAGTTCTTTTATAATATCATTTCTATTCATGTTATCCATTTTTAAAATAATGTAAAATAATAATACCACGATAACCTGATCCTCCTCGACCGCTCGTAGCCCACTATTAGAAGCTTTAGAGGCTCCTCCACCACCACCATAATAAGTGGCATTACCTCCATTTTCGCCATTAATAATAACGCCCTCAACATCCTTAGCTCCAGCTCCATCACCTCCTCCGTGATTGCCACCTTTACCTCCGGATAAAAAGCCTGTATCCCATCCTCTTGTATAAGCTCCCGATCCACCACCAGCGCCCATAGGATAAGGGTATCGGTCAGGATATTTGTTGTTAAAAACATATGATCCATCTTGCCCTGGATTTCCCGGGGAAGGATCATGACCATCCCCTTCAACTCCATATCCGCCTCTTCCACCTTTACCGGCAATAGCCTGATATATACCGAATACACTATCCTGACCTACATCTCCAACAACCACCCTATATGTAACACCTGGATTTACGGATATAGTCCTAGTCAGTACACCACCTCCGTTACCACCACTCCCGGCATTATATATATCGGAATATCCTCCATTAAGACCTCCGGCGACCAACGCGAACTCAACCTCATAGACCCCATCAGGAACCGCCCAATATCCATTATCCTGAGGAGATAGTTCCTCGAATACCTCTATTATCTTCCTTTTGGGTAACATTCTTCTTCTCATCATAAGGCAAATAGGATTTTACCCCCCCCCCCCCCCCCCCAATTTAGTTTTAAAATATTGATATTCATAATATTATTCTGGTTTAATCGTCCATCTCTGGGCGTAGTTATTTTTTAGCACATATATCTTCTCCATAGGTGTAGCGGGAGACCCGTTGGACGAGCCTTTCACGAATCCCTCTGGGGCCTGCTCCGTGCCGGAAGGACGCTGGTTTTCGGTTGGATAAACAGCAGTATACATGCTTACCGAAAGACTATAGAACTGGTTCCTCTTCCCATCCTTAGCCACGGATGTCATAGTAATCTGATCCCATCCTACAACAAGGTCGTAGAAAGAGTTCACGAAATCATCTGATCTTTTTTGGCTATGAGTGGATGCATTCACGTTAAACCATGTAATAGCCCTCATCTCATAAATATAATCCGGAAGCTTATCCATTCTAAGACTATTGCTATGAGCTGCAACGAAACTAGTAAGATGTTCCAATCCCCTTCCAGACATATTATCATCATTCCAACCCGTCCTCCTTTCTCCACTTACCCAGTCATCTAAAAAATAAAAATCAGTAATATTAGGATTTATCTTATCTACCTCGAAAAAAGGAAGGGTATTTATATCAAAATAATTCCACATATCAGAAGGACCAGGATGTATTTTCAACGAAGTTAATTTAGGAAGATCATTAAACTCCTTTATATACCTATCCAAATAACATGAAGACAATTCAAGGGTTTGAAGATTTTTCATATTCTTTATATTCCTTATCCCGCTAGATTCTATATCCCTAAGATCAAGCATATTAAACATATTTAAATAATATACCTCTGTCTTGCTGGTTATAGCCTCAGGAATTACGGTCATTCTTTGCCCTATATTTTGAAGATCGATATAAATTAACTTTTTGGATCTTGACAACTTGTCTACAGGTATACCGTCATTAACATACAGCGTATGGGATACGACCAAAAACTCAAGTCCTGGTATATCCACAATCGGGAAAGATGTCATCTTGCAAATTTGGATATTGGCATAATAAATATCACAAGTAAAATCTATCGACACAGCCCGTTGTACATCCCTCCTCCCATCAGCGTAAGCATGATTATCCACAGGTACGTATTGCGATCCATCCTCCTTCCTGAACCACCACGTAGTATTGGGATTTTTCTTATGTTGTATCGCTAAAGAACGGAATATAATACGATAATTATCCTCCCCTTGAACCTTGGTCATAGGAAACTGCTCCTTTATTCCATCCCCCCAATCCACATTAGCCATGCCGGGCTTTCTGGATCTAAACTCGACAAACGTATTATAAGGATTACCAACGACAGGATCAGGTACATAATTATAATCATCGGTATAATAATTTCTAAGTGCCCTATCCCATGTAGTGAACCACACGAACTTGTTGGATGATGCCTCGTATTTATATAATGTCTTAGCCATTACCTATCTTGTTAAAATATTCTACAATAACATTCCTGTCCAATCCCATAGAATCACATAAATACTCCCCTTCTGGTTGACCCCCAAACGATAATACCTTATCCGTATCATGAGCTAAAACATCTCCATTGCCTACAAAGGTACGCCCATCGTCAAATACGATAAGCTTATATGGCTTATACGACCTCGTATCAATATCAGAAGATCGTATTGACCTTAACACCGAAGCCTCTGGCGCCATACTAAACCTCCATCCATAATTATTCATAAGCACATAAACCATCTCCATAGGAGTCGATGGAGAGCCATTAGACTGACCCTTTATAAAACCAGAAGGTGCCTGTAATACGCCACTAGGCCTTTTATCAGAAGGATTGGAAGCCGAATACATAAGTAAATACAATCCATAAAACTGATTCCTTTCGCCATCAGAAGCAGAGGAGGACATAGTTAGATAATCAAACCCCATTACCTTATCATATAATGTTGATATAAACGTATCACATCGACTTTGGGTTGACAAGCAGAAATGCATATAAAAGCTATTCATAGACCTCATCTCATATATATAATCCGGGAGATTACTTACATCTATATTACTATAACTATGTGAAGCGTCGAGACTCTCAATGTTTTCCAACCCCTTACCACTCATATACGGATGCCAACTTACAACAGATCCATACCATCTGTTTATATGACTGAAAATTTTTAAACTAGAATTTATCCTATCCACCTCATCCATAGCCGGGCATGTATTAGGATCAAACGATGGCATAGCCACTCCCGGGGATATATATAATTCACTTAGCTTGCTAAAAGACAGCCATTCCCTTGGATATACCCTAACCCTTCCACCAGCTAAATGCAATATCTCCAAATTAGGCCACATGGAAGGGAATTTCCTTATATTGGAAGCTTCGGTATCACTAAAGTCAATAGACTTGGACAAATTCAGACCTTTCAATTTAGTTAGTCTATTCCAATCCTCCGGGATGGACGTCAACGTATCCACACCAAACTCACTTAATGTTATACGCTCTATATTTACCGATCTCATTATCCTATCCTTTGGTATATCTGTTATGGTACGATCCCCAGGAATACTTATAATTATATTGATAAGGCTAGGCATATCAAGTATAGGGAAACCTACCATCATAATCCTATAGGATTCCATCATCGTAACATCATTGGTAAAAGACATGGATATCACACGCTCCTTATCCATGCCATCATCATAAGTATGATTGGGGACAGGGATATACTCACTCCCGTCATCCTTATAAAACCACCATGGGTGACTGTCGGGATTCTTACGATAACTTATATCCCTTCTCCTGAACATCAACCTGTATTGACCATATATAGATCCACTCCTAGCCCTTACAAAAGGGAATTGCTCTTTACTCCCATCTCCCCAATCAACCTCGCACATGCCGGGAGCATTAGAATAAAATCCTATAGTCTCATTATAATTATTACCATCCAATATAGGATCAGGAACATCATCAGTAGTATCATTCCTGTTAACGCCCCTAAAAGCGTATTTACCCTTAGTAAAAAAGGTTATAGACCCTTTATTCGTATCCTTACATATCAACTTCATACCTCTCCCTCCTCTATTCTTCTAAAATACTCGACAACAGGTGAACTATCAAGCCCTAGATTACTACATATATCTATAGCCTCGTATTTATCGGCAAAACTGTACTTGGACATGCTTTCATCTAAAACATCTCCGCTGAACACGGATACATACCCATCCTTTACGCCAAGGACGAAAGGGGTGATCCTAGCCTTCCCAGCCCGCCTTGCCCTCGCAAGGGCAGCCTTGGAAGCTGGGGCAGGGGCCAAGACCCATGTCTGCCCGTAGTTATTGGTAAGCACATACACCTTCTCCATAGGCGTCGTAGGATTACCGTTGCTAACACCCTTAACAAACCCCTCAGGGGCTTGATAAACGCCAGATGGTCTCTTGTTGGTAGGAGCTGCGGAAGTATATAAATCTAAGGTGAGTTTATAAAACTGATTCCTATTACCGTCAGAAGCCGTCTGTGACATCGTTATATAACTCCACGACATTATCTTATCATAAAACGTATTTACGAATGTATCAGCCCTCTCCTGCGTATTTATAAATGTACCATCATCACGCAAAGTCCATATCCTAAATTCCCTTACCTCATACAACCAATCTGGGAGATCGTCTACCGGTACCGTGCCTGAATTACAATACGTGCCCTGAATCTTATTCAACTTACCTTCTACTAGATCTTGTTTCCATGAGCTACCACTACCCATAAAAGTAACGCCTGTCTTATCATCTCCAACCTTATCCACCTCATCAAATACAGGTATATTATTCCGATTGCTTATAATGCTTATACCTTTTGCTGGAATAGAATTAAAAGCCGGATCATAAGAAGGGATGTTACACCAGTTGAAGTTAAATTCAGTAAGATTCTTCCATTCAGAGAATCTTCTCCAATTAGAATCAGGATCATCCCCAAAGTTAAAAACGCTATTGCATCCGAAATACATCAGATCTTTCATATTTAAAAAACCTTCTGGCCAATTACTCCATACACCAGGATGAAAAAAAGACCCCATCTGTATATTACGAAGATTAACGCTCTTGCTTATCCTGTCATATGGGATATCGCCATTTTTTAAAACGGATCTAGTCACAGCAAAATAAGTTATATCAGGAAGATTAGTTATAGGGAACTCATGAAGGACAATACCATCCATATTGAACTCCCCATCGATTACGTTAGAGAACCTCATCGTAACCTCCCTACGCCTGATATCGCTATACTTATGTGGAGGAACCGGTATATACTGAGATCCATCCTCCTTCCTATACCACCATGTAGTATCGTCAGGATTCTTTTTGTACTCAATATCTAAAGACCTGAATACTATCCTATAACTACCGTCAGATATCTTGACCAAAGGGTATTGATCCTTTGTCCCGTCACCCCAATCGACGTCCACGAATCCTGGATTGTTTGCCGAGAACCTGAGATTACGATTAAAAGCATCATAACCTACTATCGGATCAGGCACATAATCAGCATCCTTCCCATTATAACAAGGGAACCTATCCTCGTTAACATAAAACGTCACCGAGGACAGGGCCGTATCATATCCTACTAAAAATCCCATATCAACTAATTGAGGTTATATCATAAGACACCCATTCCTTGTATCCGTTAACCATCTCATATACCTTGTTGATGGTCTTGCATACGACAGCGAATCCGATATCCACGTTAGGGAACTTCTCGTTAAGCTCATCTATTGTAAGCTCCTTGGTTATACTCTCATCCCACTTACGCATCTCCTTTACCTCCATAAGGATCGGTTTTCCGGTTATGCCTACGCTCATAACCCACTCTCCCTCACGATTGGCATCCGCCAGATCGGGGAAGATCGTAACGCCAAAAAGATCGGAGAGGGTGAAGTTCTCGCCGGTACGGGTAAAGGATGCCGCCGCCCCCGGTGTAAGAACCACCTCGTTCACGGCCAACAGGCTCGTAAGTTTCTTGGCTCCTCCTGATACCGTGGCGTTAAACACGACAGTAACATTACCGGTAGCGCTATTAACGAACTTGATCTCATCCTTATCGCTATTTATAGCTTGTAAACGTGATCCAGATACGATATTCACGATCTCATAGTTCTTGTCATAAGTGCTTTGCAACGTAACATTACCATATCTTGTATCAATCAACGTAATCCACTTAGCCTTACCACCTACTATCTCAACAAGCTTATAAAACACGTCATTGCCGTCAGCGTCAACCCATCTAGCTATAGCACCCGGAGCGAAATTAGTCACCTCCCGATCTTGAGTATAACTTATAGTGCTTTCCGTAGGCTTGTTAGCTAAAGTAACATAAAGACATTGCTGTACGTCAGCCTCTATCTTAACTATACCAGCTCCATCGTAATAATAATCAGGCACGTTTTTCTCTCGTATCAACAGGATGGTACCTTCCTTAAGCTTATCGGCGTTAGTTGGATCATCCACGAAAGACTTCATCTGGATATAAGTATCGAAGATAATAGACGTACTCTTATCCTCTATCTTCTGATTGATATCATTGACAATATTATTAATCTCGTCTTTCGTATAATAAGGAGATAAATCAACCTTCGGGCCTTCCTGCTCTAAAGCCTGAGTTCCATCCCACCAATAATCAGGTACCTCCTGCTCCCTGATCCAGAAGCTGTCCCCCACACGGAGCTTAGCCGTGTTCTCCGGAACCGCCAGCCACTCATTCATGGCATCGACCGTATCAAAGATATACGCCGCGTTCTTGCCCTCAGCTATACGTCTTACGACAGCCAACTCGCTCTCGACATCGCTAAGTCTTTCCTTTATATTATTGATCTCCCGCTCCAGCTTATCATAATTATCCTCCTGATCTATAGCATCGCCTATAGACATATAGACCTCATTGGTGAGCTTATTATAAGTAATACGGGCTACTTTCTGATAAGAAGTCTTATATGTACTCGCCCCCTTACTGGTATTGCAGATAAAATCATATGTATTTTGATATACGACAGATCCACCGGTATTGATGAAATTATATCCATCTTGGCTCATCGTACCTCCCTTGTATCCAACAAGTTCAAAAGAACATTTACCCGTACCTTTAGATCCAAACCATGTAGCGTAGGCCATGAAATACGTCTCTTCAGGTAGGATATCATAATATTTAGCCCTTAAATCCTTCACCGACATCCAAACACATTCCTTACCAGAACCGGTATTATCACCACCCCATTTAAGAACTTCTCTAACAGAGCTATCTCCATTTCCGGGGCCAGACCAACCTACAGCAAGATTATCTATGGTGGGAACATTAGAATTAAGGGCTTCCGTCATCGTGTCCAAGTCCCTTCCGGAACTTGATTCCCATAAATATCTGAACGTCACAAAATCAACATCCCCGATCTTAATGCCTCCGGTATTAATAGGATATGTTTTTGTGACTAACTCATAATACCATTTACCATCACGGAAAGTAACCCTTATCCTCTCTACTTGCTTGGGGGATATAGAGACATATGATCCGCCAACGGAAACGTTATCGCCATCAACCGCACGGGAAGTCCCATCCTTTGGGTCCTCAGGATCTACGGGGGTGTAGATCGTAGCCTGTTTATCTCCGGTATTGATAATAACTATATAATAGCTATCCCCGTCAAGACCCTCATCATGAGCCATGGTGACAAAACCTTGCTCGCTATCCGGTCTCCATTCAACGACAACCATATGCTTATCCATAGGTATACCGGAAACGCTGTTAACGTAATTGGTTGACGACATGAAAATGGCATAATCATCATAAGCCTCATCCACACGTTGATGCTTAGTAGCCAATCCGTCAAGACGTGATATCTCAATGGGGTCAGTTACCTCGACCCCATTATAATCATACCACTTATATCCGATCATCGTATTCTCACGACGATATTTCCTTTTCCTTATGACCTCACCGCCGGCTAGGGCGTCAATCATATAATAATCATTACATACCTTAACCATAGCCTTGATATTAACAGGTTTGACATAAACAAGCCACGATAGTAGCGCCATCGGGGATGGAGGTCAGCGTAGTCCCTACCGGGTAGGTCGGGGAGGATGACTCCATCACCATCAACGACATCCGCTCTACGACCATATCGTTATCCACCAACCTGCTTCCCTCTACATAGAACCGGCCATCGGCCACCTCATAGCACTCGCGCACCGGGACCATATGTCTTTGGCTCTTATCCGCGTAATCACAGATCGTGACCTTAGCCCCCTCTGGAATAGAGTTAAGCTCATCTCCAGCATGATAATCAGGATGATCAGAGTACACGACATACAATATGGACTTAATATCCTGTAACGCCGGATTGATCGTCCTGAATCCCTTTAAATGAATTTTATGACCACCAACCTCATAGCAGTCATCTACCTCCATGATATTAAGGTCACAGCTGATAACCGTCCAGCCGTTAATAACCGTCTGCGTAGGGGTAGTATTGATAGGATGATCGGGGTCGGTGGACTCAACGATCTTATAGTCGAAAGTCTTTACATCCAGATTTCCGTTCAACGACTCCTGTCTCCTGATCTTCACCGTACCCTTTCCGGTATCATAACAAGTCTCCGTGGTATCGATAAGTCGATCCATATAATCCGGCTCCTCGCATTCGATACGAGTGAAATTAGATGGCAAAGAGGTATATTGAGTACCAACATGGATATCATTGTCTGTAGAACTCAATACATGATGATTATACGACCTAACATGATTTAAAGGGTTGATAACGTAAGTGGATTTAATCCTTACCGATCCTCCCGGTGTCGAGTAACATTCTACCGCATTTCTGGTAATACGATCATCCAACCTTTCTAGAGCACACCTTTCACGGATAAAATCCGCAGGGATATCATTTATCCTATTTCCTAGCCCATACTTATTATCAGACGAGTCCACAATCTCCCAGAACTGGTTTCTTTTCCCAAGATCACCGTCATAAGACACCACATGTCTCATACGCACGCTTCCGGCTGATGTCTTGTAACACTCCTCGATATCAATAGGCATCCTATCTTCCATATCCGTGAAATCACAAGACACCAAAGAGAATCCGTCCGGGAGGGTAGCCAGTTCGGCCCCCGGAACGAAGCCGGCGTCATCCGATTCAAGCACCTCGAAGCGGACGTATCTTGCCTTTATCTTGGAGTCATAAGAAACCAGCCTACGAAGCTTGACATTGCCATTGCCTCCGTCATAACACTCGACATAAGACCTGATGTCACGCTCCTCCATATCGTCGAAATCACAGACAGTCCTTACCCACGTATCTGGCAAGGAACTGAAGCTGGCGCCCTCAGGTTGTGACGGGTCGGTAGTCTCCAGGACTTTATAGCTCTTATCCCTAACTCCTATATTCCCGTCCCATGACGTGAGAACCTCCAGCTTCACCTTACCGGCCGGTGTCTTATAACATTCTACAGTTACCTCAATATCCCGGTCCTCCATATCCGTGAAGTCACAAACGACCTCAACCCAGTCATCGCTTATGCTGGTGATAAACTTACCTACCGGATTATCAGGATCGGTACTTTGCTTGACGCGATACCATTCCTTTCTGGTACCCATCTCGTAATCAAATATCTTATACCCCTCTATCTGTACCCTTCCGGTTCCGGTATCAAAGCATTTAAGCACCGGTATTATCTCCCTTTGGGTCATGTCCGGGAAATCACATACTATACGACTCCATGTATCGGGTATCTTATCATACTCCGTACCGATAGGATTGCTATCGTCAGTCGTATTCACCACCTCATAATGGGATACCTCCGGGTTCAGGCGGGGGTCTACTGACTCAACGCCCTCGATCTGGACCTTGCCCCCTTCCGTGGCGTAACATTTACTTACGAATATCAACTCCCGATCGGTCATCTCCGCTATACCACAATCTATAGCCACCCACTCGGCAGGAATCTTATCCAATTCCGTGCCAATGGGAGTATCGATATCCGATGAGTTGATGATAAATATCTTCTCAGCCAGTATCTCTCCCTTATTATTCATATAGGTATGGATACGCGCCTCTACCTGACCACCCGGAGTACGATAACATTGGTTGACGATCGACACACGGGCGTCCTTGATGTTAATGAACTGATAGTCCTTTTTAGGAACCTCGCTTACAAGTCTCTTTACTCCTTTATCATCGAAGTACACGTAACACCCGTCATTCCTCATCATGACCGGATACGTCTTTCCGTCTATAACAACACCTGAGAAGTCATCTGGCGGAACGGAGAAACCCATGCTACCAAATATGGAAGCCAGTCTCTTTAAATACTCATTTATCGCAGACATAATATCATATTTTAATTCTACTGCCTCAAAGATAACAAAAAAAGGGAAGAGAATTGAATCTCTCCCCTTTAGGAAATATATGAACGCAAAAAAGGTTCTTTATTTCGGCTCAGTTACGATGGCCGGACCAAGACCAGCGGCAGCACCGATCATATTGATCATCTCCTGAACACCCTCATGAGCGCCATAGCGTACACGTAAGATCAGATTAACCGGATCATCGGCGATAACTTTTCCGAATCCCTGAGCGTATCTATGAGGATTAATCGTGATCTGGAAGTCCACGTATTGGGCTGTTTGTTCAACACGGCTGTATTCGTTCATGAATGTCCGTCCCATGAAATCCTGATGTTTCGGGAAACCGTTGAAATGAGCATAGCCCTTCAACTCGTCATCCATCATATTACCGCCGACATGAGTACGTGGTGCTTTGCTGGACAGTCTCTCGAAATTAAGTTGATCCCACCAGATAGGAGACCCCTCGTCAAGAGAATCAGGATAACCTCCGCTAGCGCCAACGATCTCAACGCTATCCTCTACATAAGTCATTTTATCCATCAAGCACTCTGACGGAGATAATAACATTTCCTTGCCACGGAAACGGATACCGCACTTGCAGTTAGTGCCAAGTTCCTGATCCGACTCCAATTTCTTCCACATACGGTTGCGGTAGGACGCCGGAGCCTCGCTGGTGAAGAATCCCTCGAACACCTTGTCGCATTCATCACACAACATGTTAGTATATACCGTTGTCTGGAAGCTATGCTGGCAAGCCGCAGGAGTACCGTAGTCAGTGATCTCCAGTTCCGGGAAAGCCTGTTTGATTTCCTCCAAAGCACTGTTCCCGCACTCATCATCCGGGATCGTGATATAATACTTCTCGGTGGATACCTTGCAAGAACCACAAGCTGACCAAGAAGCGGTACGAACCGTAGGATTCTCACACATATCGGATGTCTTAGCCACATAGTAGATAATAGCCGTAGGATTGGCCTCCACGAAAGTAGAGATCTCCTCATCCGTCAATTTCTTGGAAGTAGCGGCAATATACAAACCTGATCCCTTGATCTGACTCATTTTGTTAACCGTATCGGCTACAACGTTAGGCAATGACTCCACCGTAGTAGACATATCAACACCGTCATCCTCCAAGGAAATAGAATACAGATAGCCGCCCTTAACCTCGGTATAGTTAGGAGGACAATCCGTACATCCTTTCATGATAGAGATCAGACGTTGAGTATAATCAGCCGGTTTAGCGCCTTTCTTCATCACCTTATAACGTGACATGCTACCCTCGATAGTCTCACGTACGATCTTCAATCCTGGATATTGAGCGCGAACCTCAGCTAATGCCAGATCATCACCAGTATCGCATACCTCCATGCAATAGAAATTGACATCCTCCGTCTCAGGCTCAGTAGCCTCATTAGTACATCTTGTAACCGGAATGATATCAATATAATCGGATAATTTACCACCACCGGCAATAGGTTGGTTCTTCATCCGCTCGATACACTTCAATACGGCGGGTAACAAATCAACCTCCTCGCAAGGATCACATTCCTCGCATTGATTAGGGGTATTGTCGCAATCATCCAAGAGGATAGCGTCAAAGATCTCAACACGACCTCCCTCGTAGCCAAGAAGCTCGAAAGCCCTGCCGGCGAGAATCAAGCGGATAACGATACGGTCGCCCTTGGAAACGGAGAAAGCCGTGTCGTCAGAGACACCATTGTATCCTAAGATAACGTCATCGACATAAGCGTGATCCTTCTTCGGCCAGGAAGCGTAAATCTCGGTGATCTCATTCAACGAGAACAAAGGCGTGGAAAAATCCTTGTCATATATAGAGCGGGAAGCCGCTTGTTCATTACGACCGATACGGATCTCATAACGCTTATCATTACGAGGCTTACCGGTAAAATCAATCACGGCCTTACAACCGTTCTCGGAAGTATCTTTAGTATCGTAAATACCGATCTGTCCTTCCTTCAAGAAGATGGAATCAACATCCACCATCTTAGCGTGTGGGGATACGAAAAGTACCCGGTCTTGCGGTCTGTGCAACATATTATCAATATTTAGTTTAAAAAATCATTTACCTAACGCAAACATAATAATAAACGAGTTCACGACAATAAAACAAGATCACGAGTGTATAGGCATATAAATAAATTACATTTTTTGTAAAAACATTATTTAAACCACTTTTTCTTATACATCTTCCTCATCATATCAATAAGTTCATCGAAACTTTTTATATAACCCATATCTATAGCCCATATAAGATTGCCTTGTGTTTGCTCCAATTCCTTCAGCTCAGCTTCCGTGGCCTTATTCCTGATCATACTTTCATGGATATTAAAAACAATATAATTAAGACCCTTGGCGATCTTAACATAATCTACATCCTTAAATCTAGAAGCTGCTCTAGACAAAGCATTATACCTATCACCAGCCTCTATTCGATTAAGAATAAGCTTATCGGTCAACCACGTAACAACCTCGGCATACAACATAGGATTCAATTCCATAGCTACAAGAACCCATATATAAGGATTACACATAGTTCTCCTGTTCTCGCCCCTACCAACCGTCTTATAAGCACCAAACTTTTTCATTACTTTTATAAGAGACTCTTTTTCAACCATTTCCATAAAAACAGGAAATCCTGTTTCTATCATATATCCTTGTTTTTCAAGAATATAGTATATTCGCTCAGCACTTTCCTTGTTAGAAAGGATATTCTCTATCCTCTTATCATTCCATCCCTCCTGAATCCTTTTCCTGGTATAGGCTTCCTGTAAATCAGTCAACGACATGAAAGACGTTTTAGTGTCTTGCTTGATAGTAACACCAAAAAGATCCCTATCCTTGGAGATCATAACAACATTAGTTTTCATATTATATATATTTAATTATTTAATACGATGCAAACATATAAATAAAAGTTTTACCATAAAAATATATAGATAAAAAATATTCCAATATAAAATCATTATATTAAATATTTTGTAAAACACAAAAATCATACTTACGATTTCTGGAGTCGGAGAAATCTCCGATTCCAGAAAATATGCATAAGATGATAAAAAATAAGCCTACCCATTTCTGGGCAGGCTTATCAATCAAAACTAACGTTGTTTATTTAAAGGAAGCCACATTATCCTTATCCATTCTATATCTATACAATTCATTCTCATTAAGGTTGAATTGTTTAGCTACCATATCCAGAATCTCCTCCACAAGATAATCGGGCAGCTCCGGGTCGATGTCCGTGGATTGGATACCGGCGGCGTTGATATACCCCGATAGGTCCACCCTGACAGGACGGCGGTAGTACGTCATCTTAACCTCCTCGGTACGGAAGCCTGACTCGTAGACCACGACCTTCCCGTTCCCTATGGAGTAGAATGTCTCACGGTAGTCGTAAGAAGGACGGTTATTCTCGTCTCCAAGAAGCTCATGGATATTCTCGTTCTTAGCCTCCCACATAACGAAATCAGTGGCCTCACACCCTTTGTATGAGAAAACTCCTTTTATGTTAGAGAACCATAGATAGTCGTCAGGTAAGTTAAAGGACGTAGACTCAGGGTCATCCATCCTACCCGCATTATCCAACGACATCCAATAAACAAGAAGGTTTTGGATGGAGCGTATAGTCTCGTCATCCTTCCTATTTAGATAGTACTTAACCAACCGGTCTTGGGCCTCGTTGAACAACAGCACGAACCTTCCCGGATCCAGCTTAATCCCGCCATTGGCCAGATTCTGCTCGTTCTTCTGCAAAGACCTTAGATACGCTTCTTGGATTGTCATCGCTATTCCTCCTTAACCTTATCACCTTCCTCTACGTCATCCTTCTTCTTAATATCCTTAACCTTCTTGGTCTTGGACTTATCATCGATATTAGACATAGATATGATCTCCTCATACTCATCCAATACATCAGCCTTTATGTTAATGAAGTCTTTCTTGGTAGCCAAGAACTCAGCGGATGTCCGAACGTCAGGTCCTATGATCTGGCCATTATATTGTAATCCGGATGGAGTCATATTGATACGACCATTTCGTTGAAGGACGTTTACGATACGGTAAAACTCAAGAACTTCCTTGAAATCACCTTCCAATGACCGATCCCAGATATCAAGCAGATAATCGACATTGGTCTTCTTCTCATTCATCCAGTTTGATAGAGATCCTGTATAATACTCATCCTCCGTGAAATCCGGGCGAGTTACGATACCGATGTAAAGAAGAAGATCGATGACAGCCTGACGATCGTCGCCGCCTTTCTTAAGAGCGCTGATAAACTTATAGCTGATGTTCATCTTATTGATCTCACGCTGCTGAACGAAATCCTTCATATTGTCTTTCTCCACGAAACAGAACATGGAGTTCATGAAGACAGGATCGCCATCCATTTCCTGAGGAGTCAACATGCCGGAAAATACAGCCAGATATAAATAAAATAGATCTACAGTATTAGCCGTATTATAAACCTTACCCATGAAGATCTTATCTTTAGCGTCATCCCAAAATTCTAAATTGGTTTGAGATAGATCCATCTGCGACATTTCCTCGAAAGGCTTCATGATATTATCTACCCGCTGTTTGACGAGCTTATCGATCTCATTCTTGTCAAGACCATTATAGCATCTTGATCTTGGATAAAAACCGGTGTTATAGGCCTTGGAGAAATCATCCCAAGGGCAACATACGTGAGTGGCGTTCTCCGGGAACGGAGCTTTAGCTATATTAGCGTCTTGAAAGGCCTGAGGAGCGCTTCCATCGTGTTTGCCTACAACCTCATATAAGGTATCTGACATGATATTGAAACCGTTTACCTCGGCCAACACCTTCCTTGATTTTAAAATTTCTTTCATTTCCTTTTTTTGCGTTACTTAAAAAAAGAGGAGAGGACACCCTCCCCTCTAAAAACCAAATTACATATATGAAAAAACTTAGCCGAAGTAGTTCGGTTGAAGCTCGATAATCAAGAACTTACTGTTATCCATAACCCAAGCCGCTGAAGCTGAGTGGCACCAGAATTGCTCTTTCATGCCCGGCAAGGATGATACGATCTCATTACCGTTGGCTTTGTGCGCCCAACGACCGTACTCATAGCCCCACCACATACTTACACCTTCTGGCTTGATATAGAATACGTTGTTATTCATATTACCTAACTTAGCGTTAGCCGTATTAGGAATAGCGGAATATGCGTTAGTTGATCCAGCGTCAGTGATATTCTCGATAATACAAGAATAAGAGGATCTAGGATACATACCATTCACTAACTCGCTACGATCTGTCATGTCAGCGTAATCCAAAGAAGGATCGTGCTCGAACTCAACATTACCGATGCCCGGGATGAAAGCTCCCTTAACCTGAACCGGACCTAAGATCATGGCGTCATTAGTACCAGAGATAGGGTTAGAAGGCAACATCCTATCGCTTCCCATACCCCAGCTTAAGTTCTGCAAGGTAGTGAAGAACGATTCCCTGATCAACTTCTCTAAATTGATCATAGCCATAGCTCCTACCTTGAACTTAATCTTACGTTCCGTAATAGGAAGATCCTGACGTCCACGGAAAATATAAGATGCGGCAGCCATAAGCGTGTCCTTAGTAATACCCATCGGACGGCTATAGTAGATAGTGTAACCACGGCGAAGCTGACGGTAGACACCCTCATTCAAATGGATAGGACCATTTTGATCCATGATAATACCACCTTCTTGCCACATCAACTGTCTAGCTTCCAGCTTAACCAACTCAGCCATACAGAACACCTCCAACGTAGAGGCTACCTTAGCCGTACGCAAATCAAGTCTACCATTAACAGTCTTACCGATAATAGCCAAATCAGGAATATTACCCTCATACTCACTTCTCATGGCATTCATACGACGAAGAGCGGTCTCCACAAACTCTGAAGTGCTGTTCTGGGCAGCCTGCATGGACTTCATACCAGCGTACATAGTTGTCTCGCCCTCAACACCACGGTGGTTCCCTAAACGGAACTCACAAGTCATAGAACCGGACTTGTCAGCTCCAGATACCTTAGAGAACTGAGTGCTGTACTCACCAAGAGCATGACCGATCTTCCAGTAGCGGATACCCGGACGTAATTTCTCTTTGGGGAAGTATTTAGCCTTACCACCAATAACACGACACCAATAACGTGTCAAGTCACCTTCTGTCTTAGACGGGATCTCACCTGAGATAAGGATATTACAACCGTTAGCAGCATCGTAGGTAATAACATCATAAGCCGTAAACTCAGATGTGTTCAAAACGATATCAAACAAGCTACCATCAATACCAGGTTTCAGGTGGTGACCTGATGTATCCTCTGCCGTAACGACAGCGAATGTTTTTGTAACAGGTAAATCATAACGGAAAGAGGCTCCAATACCGTTAACGGAGATCGTAGCGCCGTTATTGATCATACCCATATACATCGGTACAGGGTAATTAGCGATATTAGAGAACAGATTCAAAAGACCCAGATGATTCTTATCAGGATCCTCATAATACCAGCTCGCCAATGAGCCTAAGTTATGCTCTACGAGCGAAGTCTTATAGTTCTTGGCATCGGTAAAGGCAATAACGTTATCGCCATTCACGGTAGCCGGGAAACTTTTTGTAAGAAACGGATTCATTTTCAATATATTTAAACGTTATACACTCTTTGATCCACTCAGATCAAGGAAGTTAGCTTCTATAGTATCGTTATCGATATTAGTCTTATTCTGCTTTCCTCCCTTATTGCCAGAAAGAAGAGTGATGGTCTTCTTATTGACCTCCATCTTAGCCTTGTTAGTCTTCTGTTTAAGGAACTCGTCCTTATTCATCAAGAACAAAGCCAGATCAGCGGCCATGTCCGGATTCTTGATAGCCTCCGAATAAGCTTTATCTATAGCCGTATGACCTTGATTGTCTATCGGCTTGGTAACGAAATCGACAGCCTTACCTATCATCGTGTCAGTCAACTGGAACCCTGAGCTTATAGACGTCTTAAGACCTTTCTTATAGATCTTCATCTGCTCAATCAACTCCTGTTTCCTTTTCTCGGATTTTTTCTTCTCCTCCTCGATAAGGTTATCCATCTCCTTTTTCAGAATATCATGGAACTTATTGGCCTTGGACTCAATGAACTCATCGCCCTTACCAATCATCATCTCCATATTATCCTTTATCTCGTCTTCCGGCATACCCAACATCTTATAATAATGCTGGATGACCGCAAGCTGATCATTCTTGTTGCTCATATCAAGGTTGTCCAACGGCGCCTGAATGTTCTGATATTGGTTTAGAAGCTGACCTACGTTACCTCCAGCCTTATCCACCTCTATCATCTTCTTCATGAAGTCAGACATAGAACCGGTATCAACCTTATCCTTCAACAACTCATCAGCCTTGTCCTTGATCAATCCCTCCACTATATCGAGTAAATCATCCTCTTTCGTGATAGTAGAAAGATCAACCGGTTTATCATCTACCATAATATCAAGGTTATCGATACTGTCTATGATACCTCTGGCAGCCATCTTCTCCAAGAAAGATTTTCCGTTAAATCCTGATACCACACTATTGTTATCAGTACCGCCTTCGCCAACAGGATCCGGATCTGGGGTGGTAGCGTCGCCGCCCTTATCCCCGCCACCGTCAGCCGCTCCGCCGTCGGCAGGCTCTTCCTTGGAATCACCTATAGGATTACCATCCTTATCATATTTACCCTCGATATTATTCTTATCGCCATCACCGTCACCACGGTAAAAAAGTTCCTCGACACTCATGGTCTTAAAACCCTTAGCGAAATCACCCATGTCATTCATACAATTTCCTTTTTTGCTTTTTACAAAAGTATTATTAATCCAATTACCAATTAAATCAAGCCCATTATAGTATATGACAGAATTTTACGCCAAAATGATTACATATCTTGTAAAAATATTTACAAAAATTGTAATCAATTCTTGTTTATTATAGACGTAAACCTATCTGTATCAGAACGTTTATTCCTAGAATCTATCTCCTTTTCTTTTAATTCTAACTTCCTTTTTTCTATTTCTTCACGAGACCTTCGCTCAGCCTCTATATTAGCCTGTCTGGTTCTCATCTCTTCTTCCTTAAGATCCATATCTCTTTCCTTCAAGGCTCTATCAGCCATAGCCTCAACATAATCCATACCTTCTGAGTTGTTCTCGGTTCTAGCGGCTTGACCGGCGGCCATTATGCTCTTACCCCTTAAGTCGAAGTTGCCCTTGATATAAGCCAGCTCCTTATCCTTCTCATGCTCATCATTACGTGCCTGTTGTTCAGCCTCGGCTTGTTGCTGGACAAGTAGCTGTTTGTTTCGGTATTCCTCTTGCCTTACACGATCAGCATAAGATCTAGCATCCCTTCCGATCTGATTCATCTCAGCCGTTGAGTTGGCGCTCATCATCCTAGTAATATCAAGCAAATCGTTACCAAGCGTATTAGTCTGCAATATATATTGCTTCAGATTCTCCAACTCAAGACGCTTCTTAGAATTAGAAACAGCCATAACATTAAGATGACGTAACGATAGGCTATTATCCGTAAGACTAACATAAGCCAAGGATAGATCACTATTCCTGTACATCACAGTCCAATCATATCCCTCTTTCTGACATATTTGAGCTACGGCAAGATGGATATCCAACGTCCGCTTCTTAAAATCATCGAAGTCATTAAAATAAGTCTGGGTCTGTAACATCGTGGCATTAACGCCCTGTTTTACGCCCGTAGAACTCTCGTATCTCGTTGACTGACCCATAGCCTGCTCGGATATACCTATCATCCTATAAGCCATCATATAGGCGTAAGAAGCCATTTCCATACGGGATCTTATCTGATCTGTGTTAGTAAGATCATATACACCAAACTGGTTATATATGCTACTCATCTGCGGATTCTGGTAAGGATTATTCGTATCATTGCCACCTACGCCCATAAACGAGACGGACTTCACAATCTGCATGAAAGTAGCCAAAGCCCCTTTCTTGTCCATCATATCCTTATATTCCGTAGGCAGGAATCCTAAGTCGCCTAAGAAGAACTTACCGATCTCCTTCTCTGCGTTATTGTATAGCTGATTCATAGCAAGATTATACATCATCTGGAACGGTTGTATACGATCAGCAAGGCTTGATCCTATGAATCCAGACACCGGAATGACATAATCATATAGACTGCTGTCACCATGTATCTGATGAGGTATTGGATCTCCCCCTATATATATAGGTTTATCCATTAAATTACCTCCAGTAATCTTAACTCCAAACCTAACCTCAGGCACATACTCCAAGATATAGGTATTAACCTCAGGATCACCAACGGCTTCTGCCATCACCCTCTTCACCTTCTTTATCCCGTTCTTCTCCAAAAACTCAGGTAATAACTCGTCGGTAACAAGCTCCTGATCTACCATACCGGTCTCCGTCATGTAAGTTATTAGAAATACCGGTTTCATGGACACCCAATATCCTTCCATGACTCTAAAAAGACGGGAATCTATCTCATATCTCTTTCCATTGGACATATCAGAGTTAAAATAGCCAAAGGGATGGAAGCGGGGCAAGAAACGGGGCTGGGTGTGTTCCTCCCCGTCCGGCCCGAAGGTGTGGTACTCGCCCATCGGAACACCATAATAGTCCTCAGCGGCAACTATAGACTCATAGTCATGGTATCCTTTCCATGGAATAACCTCATTCTCATACATACCGGTAATAGACGGCTTCTTTTTCTTCCAGTCATACCTAGTACCGTCATTAGATACCCATCCCTCATAATCATCATCACCTCCCATAATCCGACGCTTATCCTTAGCCGTCATCTTATGGCCGTATCTTGATATCAACTCAACACCCTCGTAATAATGAATACGACCCACATAAGACCCATATTGCGGGTATTTCACATCAGGATGGAAAACCTCCATCGGACTCCATACCTCCGGACGATAGTAGTCGAAGCCAACGAAATGATTCCGGAACATCTTTCCGCTAAGAAGACGATCCCGGAAATTCTCCCTGTCAAGCTCATCCATATAAAACCGGCTACGGTCAGCCTCGATCGTATGATCCCCCCATACCGCCGCCTGCGTCTTCCATCTTGTACTCATGAACCTCTGGATATCATCAGGGGTCATAGACGCCTTGGCCTGTTGTATTTGCTGAACATAAGCCTGACGTTCCTCCTCGGAGTTGAACTCATTATACGTCGGATCAAGTCCTGCCTCCACAAGACGCTGATTAACGATAATATCCCACTGTTCTTGTATATGACGATGAAGTAAGTTTGACATCGTATCCTCATACTCACTTATAGCCATATCCCCTACCTCGTTAACAGTATACTTATCCTGTAGGTTTGTAAGCCATCCCTCAAAAGCGTTTACGATACCACCTATGATATCATAATGCTTCAAGAAAGAAGGGATTCTTATATCACTCCTTAGCTTCTGCACGTTCCTTAGCTGAGGAATGACATCCGCCATCTCCATAAAAGATAACTTACCATCCGCCATCAGATAATAGTCACGGTACATCTGGTTGCGATCATACTGTTTCAACCCTATCGCCTCAAGAGCGTCCATACAATCCTCCTTCCATTTCCTGTTCTTTTTCTTCGTGGAAATAGCCTGAGGAGGTAATCCTAATAACGCTCCTTTTGCTGGAAAAGAATGATCTCTATTAAACACTTCCATGATTATTCAATTTTATTTACAACAAAGATAGGCGTTTAATTGACATTCATTTACCTAAAAGCTCCTATAGATACCGATCCAAAGGCAGAGGCATATACCTCATGGTGTTTATAAGCGTCTTCCTTACGGGCGTTATTCATCTCATCTATCTTCGATTTAGGCATATAATTATTATCATCAAAATATCTGGCTAGCACAAGAGCATGCCCGAAGGCTATTATCCTATCGACATTCAATCCGGGCTTATACTGTATTATCTCATCCAATAGGGCTATATCATCGATCAGCTCAATACCCTTGACCGTTATATCAAGACCAGTGCTATCATCATATCCGATAACGAAATCCTGCCAACAGTAATCCACGACACACGAGAATAGCAGGTTCTGGTTACCGGGGGTAGGGTATAGCCCCAGCTTGCTGTTCTGCCGGGAGCCGGCCTTCACATACTTATTGGCTATCGCCTCGCCAGCAAACAGGAAGAAAGACGCTGGCATACCACTTTTACGGTTAAGGTACTGCTCATACATCTGGTCAGCGTTCTCCATAAGACATATAGCACCATATCCCTTCTGAAGCACCTCACAAGTACGGCAAAACTGATCTATGGATGATGGGCGGGATACGTATGAAGCCACTATTCTATAGGCATAAGGATCTCGAATACCAACACGCCTTTTGAATACATAAAAAGCTCCTAATGAAGGGGTATCAGACTTGGCCTGTTTGTAGGGGTCACAATTTGATACTAACATATTCATACACATATAGTTATGACAATCATCAGTAAAATTGTATACTTGACCTGTATATTTTTTATCCGTTATCCTCTTTATCTTTAAGTATATCTTATCACCATCTTTCGATATAAAGCAGCCTGTATTCTTTCTTCTCCTTCTTATCCCATTGATTATCTTTTCCAGCTTAAAGGATGATATATCATACTTAAGGATAGAATCCTTTGCCAGCATTGTATCCATGTTACCAAGACGAAGATGATAAGTATCATGCGTATTCACATCCCTTCCGGCTATACTCATCACCCTAGATTTCCTCATCTTTGATATTCCTGATACTACTCCAAGAGAGAAAAGGATATGCTGGAAACCCTCCATAAGTCCAAGATTCACACTTACAAACTCCATCGTGTAATATCCTCTCTTATCCCTAGTAACGGATCCGTCTGAATCCAGATAACCATGTACAAGCGCCCATTTATTCGCTATTGGCATATATTTTATCCACTCCGGTATCCATTTACCAAGGCTTCCTGATCCTAGATTAGATCTTATCCATTCCATCAAATCCACATTATTCGCACTATAACGGTAACACCCGTCTCCATAGCTATAACTATGGACGCAAGGAATAATATCCGTAAATATACGATCAAGTCTATCTACTATACACTTCTCGGTCTTATTTACGGAGAATATTACATGGTAATCATCAAGACATCCATCTCCAATCCATAAACCAATCATCCACCAAAAATCGATATTATCGTATAATCCATGGAAGCATTTATCCTCGTTTCTTATCTCTTCCCTATATACATTAGGGATAGCCGTCCAATATCCCTCTCTAACATCTCGTGCCTCCACGAACTCGAACTCAAATTTACCCTCATCTATGGCATATCCATGCCTAGATACACCCTTCGACACCCATAACGGATGTTCTTTCGTAAATGTCAATTCCCTGAACGTATTACTAAGCTTGAATGTATATACATCATAATCCTCCTTATCAAGAATCATGATACACTCTATATCATGATAGCCTCCATCCATACAAACTAGCCTATCTCCCATCCTTACGTCTTCTACCTTCTTCCATCCGCTATCCGTAAGAACAACTTCCCCAGGAGGCATACATCCTGCCACATAAATAAAATCATCAAACCTATTAGATTGAGGCATCTCGAATATCTGGACAGGAGCGTCAATAACACCGCCGCTAAACGGGAAACCAGCTAGCTGTTTATTAGATTTCGTAGTACCAAGCTTATTTCCCGATTCAAGAAAAACATCACACAGCATGCCACTATATTGACCCGACTCAAGAAGATCGTTCTTATGCTTGATAGCGTACTCAACCGGGAACAGATTTTGAGAAGAACTTAAAAAACAGTCATCGATAGTAAAAGGATAGAACATGGTATGTGAGGTATATGCCACCCTGTCCTTTGTAGACAGTTTCTTCCGCTCCTCATTAAGTTTATTGGTGCTAGCCTCGAAGTCTGTGGCGTCAATCTTGATCTTATTAAGCTTCTTATCATCAGGTTTCCCTAAATAATCACCCAAACCTATAGTTACCTTGACACCGGAGTTTGCCATTTGTCCCGGAACAAACATCGCCCATTTCCGTTCTTTCCATGTTTTTCCTTTCATGGCTCTACGGTTTAGGATATCCCAGTCCATGACCAGAAGGTTATATGTCTCGGGATCGGAGAACATCTCTTGAGCGTCCTTGGATAATTCTACCTCACCACCGGTACCGGCCAAAATAGGGCTGAGACGCCAGCCATAAGGCGTGTCGTAGGATGGCATGGCGGCCGTGTAAGGTTTCTTGATAGGTCCCTTACCAACCTCGTCGAAAATAGCCGTAGCCGGTGTCAAACCAGCCGTCTTCTGAGTGGAGGTCTTCCTACCCATGTTGATGTTGGCTATGGATATTATGGCATGAACATCACGAACCCCGTTGGACATACGCTTGCCTAAGGTGACACCAGAACTCCAATCGGTCTTGGTTCTGTTGATCCTGAAAAAAGGATGCACATGATCAAGACCATACTCACAATACTCGCCGATATTGGATAAGTCACTGTCGCTGAATCCTACTACAGAATGACTAAGACCGATAGTCATCGTAGCGTTCATCTGGAGAAGTGATGACATGATGGTCGTATTATGGGATACGACAAAATTAGTAGTAAGAAACTGATGCGATTTATTATCGACCTCAATACAAGTAGCCTTATATCTACCGTAATAATCTATATCAGATATCCTAAGCCTATCGTGGGTCTTAGATATATACATATCATCGCCATCCATGACGCAATAATATCCCATAGACCAGAATATTCTTCTTACGAAGGATATAATATACTCACTTTTGTAAACGACCTTAAAACGATCGTCACCGGTACTTATACCGCAAGATATCTTCATGAATGAGCTTATAAACAACTCCTTCTGTTTTTTGGATGAATAAATAATATCATCCATCTCCTTATTGCTTAACTCGAAGATCCTGTCGGTAGATCCACAAAGGAAAGAGGCGGTCAGAGACCCAAGGAGCTGGGGCGACATCAGCCACCGCCGCTCAGGAAAATCAACCGCCTCCCCCATATCTATAGTCATTTTAGAGAAGTCAGAGTGGATAATACCCATAGTACTCATGACTTTATAATCACCATGATACTTGACCTTCCACTGGTGCTGCCCGCAACACACCACGCTGCGACCGTCCTCAAAGGTCACTTTGTACGTATCAACGAATCCCTGAGGATATACGCCCACTATGGTAGTAAGATTCCCGTCATCACCGTATATGATATCTCCTATGTCGGCGAATCCTATTTTCTTGGAACCATAAGGAGTGTATATAAGCTCCGAGTCCAGAAGGGCCTTCCCAAAACGACGGGTACCGAACATCCCCAGCCCTTTCTTCTCCTGACGGGCACGTTGGTACATCTCGGCGAAAAACCATTCATTATCACGTAACCGGCTGATAGCCGGAACACGCTCTCCATTTGGAAGGTCTTGAAATACGGGAAAGAAATTAACATGCCAATAAAGCCATGGCGGTATGAATGTACCGTTGATAGTTATCCCGTTCTTGACCTTATAAGCCTCCTCTGTAAAGAACTGCTTAACATCGTCATCCTGATCCTCCCAACCGAACAGATCGTTCCATACAGGAGGATTTTTCATGTTTACATAAAATTCTGGACTCGTGCTTAACCCCATCACTTCATACTTTTTAATACGGACTCTATACCTCCAGATACTTGACCCTTACGTTCCTTCTTCTGGACATCATTTATAGACCTATATACATCCATGATCCCGCTTTTTTCCATATACGAGTCATTCCATGTATTGATCTTATCGATCAGCTTGGATATGAAATCGAACGCCCTAGCCATATCCTCAGGCTTCTCCTTATCCCATGGATGCTTGGCGATATACGTCTTGGCGTCATCCACGGCCTTGGATATGACCTCAAGATTATCGTTTACCCGATCGACGTCCTTACTCGTCGGCTTTCGTCTTCCCTGTGGCATTGGCTTTCATATTTAAAAATATATTAAACATGTTTATATACATTTATTTACTTTAATATAATCGGATGCCTCTTTCCTCTAATGAGTTTAAGCTTTTTGTATGAAACATCCTTTGGATTTTCTCCATTGAAATCCCTGATATTGAAATTTCCCGATTTTCTTCTTCCATAAATAAAATTTATTTCATTGTTATACAATACTTTATCAAACAATCTAAATCCGAAAACCTCAAAAGGAGCTTGATTATTTTTCTTCTTCCCTCCTTTTAAAATTTTCATTTTATGTATTTGCCTGTTATGCCTACGAACTAAACGTTTCAAGTATTGATACTCAATTCGTTTCGCATTGAAGTTCTTAGAAATTACAAACGCATCGGATGTATGTGATTTTTCTATTCCGTATTTAATCCGATTATATTTTGTAATGTAACCGAACGTCATTGAAACGTTTGAATATCTTGACTTCAACTCATCGTATAATCTCCATTTCATGATTCCCATTATGGCTGCGCCGCAAAGCGACTTGCCTCGCCTTACCTTTAAATCAATATTGCCTTTGTGATATTCCTTATGACAAGTTTCACACAAGGTAATGAGATTGGAAGGGGAATCACCTCCTGTTTTTCGAGACTCGATATGATGAATATTCAGGATCAGATCTTTTGATTTCCCTTTACAATAACTACATTTATGTCCGTCTCTGAACAAAACGTACTCTCTGACATTCCAAAATCCAAGTTGTTCTCCGTTTTGATAATCAATTCCTGAAATATTAGGATTTTTCATTTTATGAGTATCGAACTGAGCGGCCTCAATTACTATTTTAGTAATCGGAAGGATTTTATGAATTTCATTCACTTCGTTTAAATGGGAATCAATTCTTTGTTTTACAGAAGGGGCTACCCAGCCTTTCTTTTTAGAGAAAACTCTGTTGTTAAATTTAGGCTTCCTATATCTGAGCCTTGATCTTCTTGTCCTTCTGTTTTGAGATCTCGTTGAAAGTAAATCTACGATATCTGTTCTTAAGATTGTTTCACAAGCAAATAACTCTTCTTTTTCAGTTGTTGCAGAAAAACCGATATGTTTAGCTCCTGCATCAATGCCCAGAGTAACCGGCTGTTTATGATCGGTTGATTTGTAAGTTAACTGAATCGTAAACGGACAAAGATTCACTATGGTTGCTTTATTTGCCTTAAGCAACCTCCTAACCTTACCATGCCTTGTCGTAGGCATCATCGGTTTACCATCTATGTCCTGTACATAAACCATTTACAATAAATAATTTAATAAAATGTTTATTCAACATAAGTCAGGGTAAAAACCCTGTTAGTACCCATCGCCAATGTTATTGAAGGTTTTATATAGGCAACACTGGAACCCAAATACAATCCCTGTTTAATCACCTACCTTAGAGCTACGGACTTGGATAAACATCCGTAGGTAACTATATATTCTCCAATAACGTAGCCTCTGTTTCAAGACTTAGGCTAATAATCAGATCCTTATAGATATATTAAAACCCTATAATGAAATTATATGGAATTAATATTATTTTTGATTATGTCTTTAAACTCGTTATACTGTTTCATAAGAAGCTCATAAGATTGAACAACCCCTATCTTACTTACTTCCGTCACGCTCATGTCATGGAACATATCCTCAAGCTCCTTGTCAGCATATCTAAGACGTTCCTTGTCATCATAAAACACGAATCCAGACGTTCTGTCTTCTATAATGCTCTTGGCGGTGGACGCATATGTCGTATCTAAATCCAGATCCATACCGAAGCTGGTAGCCAACTGGATTATGAACATCAACCTAGAATTGACTTTTACAGCCTCTATATTCAACATCTGTATCTTATGGGTCATCTCATGAAGAACGACAAAATCCTCCTCTTTTATCAACGAAGATGATTTAAGGGCTATCTTCTTAGTCCTATCCTCAATATCGCTATACAGACGCTTGCTCTCACGTTTTATGGCTATCCAATGCCTTATATGGGTATCCGCCTCTTCTTTAAGATAATCTCTAATCTCTGTTTTTATATCTTTATCTTCCATATTACGCATTATAATCATTGTTGTTTAACTCAATCTCATCACTGATACTCTGATCTATTATTCTTAATAAATCTCTGGTGCTAATATCCCGCAAGAAGCGTACGTTACCACCATTAGCCTTAGCAACTCTCCTTAAAGCGGAGTAAAGTATATCACCCAGCGAATATTCGGGTAACTCGCGGCAACCGACTTCCATGACAATAAGAGCATGGATACGATCATCTATCTTACTTCTTACAGGACTTCGCATAGTATTTACTTATAAGCTTCCCCTATAATACGTAGCGGGAAATGTTTGAAATTACGTTCAGGATCATCCTTCGTATAACCCATAAGAGATAGATGTTTCTCAAAATGACCTTCCGTATATTTTGAGGTATCTAACGTCATCCTAAATATAGTTCTATTCTCATTGTCAGGATGTTTGTTATATGACACGTCTCCCATACATCCACATCCAAGATGATGCTCCTTGACATGGAAACCATCTTTATGGGTGATAAATAACACGATTTCTATCTTATCACCTATTTTCTGATCAAAAATATTTAGATAAAACTCGCTCTCGTCATCCGTAAGTCCTATATCAAAGGAATCGTTAGGGCACTCGATATTAAAATCGTTATGATCGGCCGTTATCACCTCCATAGCATTCCATTTGGCTTTCTCTCCTTCCACGAACTTCAACGGACATACCTCGGTCTTCATCCAAGCCTTTTCCTTGATAAAGCAACCGCACAACGAGCATGCCTGTCTTCCCATCAATCTTTGCAGCAATACCTTAGCTGGTAACTTAAAGAAAGCTATATTAGAAGAGTTCTTAGGACATTTCTTGCATAAATCAAGACGATTCTTGTACCACTCCGGATAATCCTTCTCATCCTTAGGAATCCTACCCAATAAACTGTCTTCCCAAGCTTGGGCTATTACTTGGGCCTTACCGATTGTTTGCATATTATTTCTTAAATTGTTTTTGTTGAAAATCCTGTAATTGTTCCCATGTCATTCCATACCGACATTGATACATGGCCTCATGGTTATCACGTATAAGAGGATCTCCGTTCTTCAACCCCTCCATATCCTCTATCGCCTTAATCTTCTTATCCAGACAATCAAGCTCAATAGGCATCCTTTCATCCGGATAACGATTACCTTCCTTGACAAATATCCGGCGTATCTTATCACGCCTTACCCGCATCTCTCGGAGATTGCATATAACGTATCCGATAAACGGGATTCTGATAGATATATTGTCAGTATACCTAGCTAGGTGATGGATGTAAGATACGGATGCTTTCATGCACCACTCTACCTGTTGTTTGGTAAACTTCCCATCAGATCTTCTTACCACCTCATCCACGATATCCCTATCGAATGAAATAAGATTCCTACCCATCAATATCCAATTTGTTTCTCTTGAACACAAACCCCATTACACGGGTATCATCACCCTCCCCGTCAAGAATAAAATAGTTACGTAAGCTTCTCATCTCAATAGACAGCTCACGGGTACGGAAGTTCCCGTTCTTCTTGTCCACCAGAAAACCCCCACGTTTAAGCTCGTTGTTCAGGACAGCGACGTAAGATTCCTTCTGTCCATGACAATCCATGTACTTAGCCCTGGTATCATCAGAGTATCCGTAGTTGATGTAGAAAGAAAGTAAGTTTATCGTCCTTTCAGTAATCAAGCTCCTACCCCTAGAATCCAGATAGCCGTTGTATATCCTTAAGAACTGCTGGATCATATCCAACCTAGTATCGTAAGGCAACGCAAATACGAAAGCTTTCCTCTGTTCCGGCATATGAAATTAGTTTTCAGCAAAACTACTTAAAAAAAATATCGTTGTCAAGAAATTATGCCATAATCAACATAATATATGCTGATTAACATGTATTTAAGAACATCCAAATAGGAAAAGGCGGTGGAAGTGGCGGAGGAAAGCCAGATAAGTCCACCGTAAGCCACGGCAATGAGGCCAGTGGAGCACAGACCATACATGCCTCCGAGCGGCGGTGGAAGTGGCGGAGGAAAGCCAGATAAGTCCACCGTAAGCCACGGCAATGAGGCCAGTGGAGCACAGACCATACATGCCTCCGAGCGGCGGTGGACAGCCCTATCCTGCCTCAAGGGACATGACCACCCCTTTTCTCTTTGGATTCCTTCTTGCTATGTTATGGGATATAAAACCAAGGGGAAATGGGAGGCCTTAGGGCATGGGGCCTGCCGTAGAAGATACGGACGGCCGGAGCGTGAGCGATCGTACAAGACCTCGCTTTTTCTTCTTTGGCTTTTGCTCCACCCGATCCCCCTACCGGGGTACCGGCTTCCGGTATAGGATACGGCTTCTACCAGGTTTAGCCTGCGGTATCCTGCCTGACGGCACCATACCTTGGCGGTAAAAAGCAATGTTTTATTAAATAGAGACTTTTAATGGAGTACACAGGAACTCGACGTCAGGAGAGGTTCTGTGTACGGATAGAGATATTAGTAAGTAGAATATATTTATAGAGTTAATTATATTTAATAAATATACCTATTAACGCGCGCGTAACAAGTAGGTTGAGAAAAAACCATCGTTCACGCGCTCAGCGTTTTACGGACATAACCTACCCTCCTTAAACAACAAATGGGCGACCTTCACAGGCTACCCATCCATCCGAATAACTTGTTTCGTATTGATGAAACTTGTATATTCGCAGCAAAAACTTTAAAAAAAAATGATGGGAACAAAGATATCACTTTTACAGAAAATGAAATCAAATTTCGATAAGATTCTTACCGAAGCATATATCCCAAAAGATATACAAGCAAAAAAAGATGAGCTTGGATGCCTAAGGCTTCCGGCAGGATCACTTGTCTGCCCAGTAGATTACAAACCTGTAACTAATAAGGACGGGAAGAAGGTTACGGCTGTAAAATACTCGAACAAGAAAGATAATATAAGAGGTTCCGGCATGGTTATAGAAAAGAAGTGTAAGCAGGTAACGGCTTATCTTTCTATCATAAATGTCCAGAAGCATGTATTTTTAAGAAATAGGATGAGAGATGGTTACCGTGACCGTATCGAGATCAATACCGATGATTTTATAGATATCCTATCCGATGGCATAGCTTATTTCTGCTACAGACATGCTATAGAGGATTGCCATGAGGATATAGACTATCAGCTAAAGACGCTTAAGGCTTACGCCGAGGGCGAGATAAGAATAGCTTTATCTGATATCATGATCTACTCGTATAAGGCTAAGAAGAATGAGGATACGAAAGACATATTCGTAGGCAAGAAAACATCCGTATACAAATGTCTGAATAAGAATTTAAGCTCAGACGAAAGACGGAATATGGCTAACAAAAGCCGGAAACTTGATCGGGTAAGAATCCTTTCCAAGATAATATTCAGAGCCAGAACCAGAAACGTACATCATATATACAAAGTAACTAAAAGAAAGACAGTTAAGTTCAATGTAGCATACCTTCTTAATGAGTTGAATAAGAAGCTCATAGGCATAGGTATGCGTGAAATATCTCAATCCACTATATACAGATACATAAGCATGTTCTTAGACATGTGTAAGAAGAGTATATCCGATTTGTATGACGAGGTAAAAAAAAACAATGGAGTGGTGAATACCAAAGACAGAAAGAACGTAACTATCGGATGCTTAAGACTATTATACAAGGGGAAATATATGCATATCCTTATATCGACAGAATACATAAGAGATGTATTTTTAGGAGAAAAATCTTCCGAGATGAGTAAAGCTGGATGATTTGAGTATCAGATATGAAATTTAATATTTATATATTATTTACATTTATTTCAATTAGTTAATTATAACTATTCGTATCTTTGTACCATAAACCTAAAAAGATATGGTAAAAGAAGATTTTAAAAATGAAAACGACCTCCTTCGTCATATTATGACGGTGGATAAAAACGTGGAGCAAGGTCGTGCCTTGAAAAAGATTTTCACCACTAGGGAGAATCTATTTATTACCGGTAGGGCTGGTAGTGGTAAAAGTACGTTCATGAGACGTATCGTAAAGTTCTTGGGTAAGTGCGTTATCGTAGCCCCGACTGGAGTAGCGGCGTTGAATGCCGGTGGACAGACCATTCATTCGTTCTTCTCTATAAAGAACGATCCTTATATCCCTTCTATCGAGAGAGGTATGTTGTCGAATAAGGTGGATGTAAGTCCGTTTATGAAGAAGAAGATCAAGAATCTTGATACTATTGTCATTGACGAGATCAGTATGGTAAGACCTGATTTGCTTGATGAGGTGGCTGACATACTTAGACAATGCAGGCGTAGCAAGGAGCCTTTCGGTGGAGTTAGGTTGATTATGTTTGGAGATCTATCACAACTACCGCCTGTGGTGACGGCGGATGATTTTATCGACAAATATTATGAGAGCCGGTTCTTTTTCTCATCAAAGGCATTAAGAGCGTCAGGATTCTCGGTCATTACCTTCGAGAACGTATTCCGTCAAAAAGATCCTCAGCTTCTTTCCGTACTTGAGGATATAAGATGTGGGGTTATTACCGACGAGTCAAGACAGATATTGGATAGTAGGGTCAAGTATCCAGATAATATGGATAATACTATAATTATATGCTCAACTAACAAAGAAGCTTATGAGATAAATAAGACTAATCTTGATAAGATCAATAATAAGGTATTTAAGTTCGATGCTACTGTATTCGGGGAGAAGCCTGTAGCGCCTTGCGAGGATGAGCTTATAGTAAAGGTAGGGGCTAAGGTCATAATAACCAGAAACGGCAACGGGTATGTCAATGGCTCGATGGGTATCATAACCAGCATAGATACTGTTGATGAGACGATATATGTTCATCTAGATAACGATACTGAGGTGGAGATAACCAAAGAGAAGTGGGAGAAGATGAAGTATAAGCAGGTAGATGATTCCCTTGAAGGCATTTCTTGCGGCTATATAATACAATATCCATTGAGGTTAGGATACGCTATAACCGTTCATAAATCTCAGGGAATGACTTTAGATAATATATTCGTAGACATCAGCAGAGCCTTCGAAATAGGACAGATATATACCGCTCTTTCAAGATGTAGGTCTATAGACGGGCTTTATCTGAAATCAGTGCCTAAGGAAGATATGGTACTGCTAAGCGATAAGATATCTGACTTTATAGAGAAGGTGGATGAGAATGAGGGTGTTTTGAATCCGGAAAAGATATCTGATATCGGTAAGGATATGATCAAGAAACAACAGGATTTGTTTAATTTCGATGAATACGGATTATAATGGCTAAGAAAGAACTTTTTTCAGACGTAGATGAGTTAGTATCATCTTTAAATAAAGAGCTTGGAGAAGGCTCGATAATGAACTTCGGTGACGATAAGCCTATAATATCCATACCAAGGGAAAGCACTGGTTCTCTGGTGGTGGACAAGGCCCTCGGCGGCGGATGGGCGGTAGGTCGGATCCATGAGCTGGTCGGGATGGAATCTTGTGGCAAGACTATGATATGTACGTTAAGTATGATCGAGTTCCAGAAAAAACATCCAGATAAGCTGGTAGCTATAATAGACGTGGAGAACGCTTTCGATATTGAGTACGCTAGGAAAATGGGATTAGATATAAACCGGTTTTTGATCTCCCAACCAAGCTACGGTGAGCTGGCTATTGACATCACGGCCAAGCTGGTGGAGTCCGGCAGGGTAGGATTTATTGTCGTGGATTCCGTGGCAAATCTAGTCCCGAAGAAGGAGATCGAGGGTGATATGGAGGATAGTAACATGGGATTGCAAGCTCGATTGATGTCAAAGGCTATGAGAGTTCTTACAGGGATCGTAAACAAAAGCGACTGTGTTCTGGTATTCATCAATCAGTATCGGGAGAAGATCGGTGTTATATACGGAGATCCTAAGGTAACGACCGGAGGTAACGCCCTTAAGTTCTATGCCTCTATCCGTATGGAAATGGCGAGAAAGAAGGTTATATTAGGAGAGGACGGATCTTCAGTAGGTCATGAGGTTAGGATAAAGGTTCTGAAGAACAAGACAGCCGTTCCGTTCCAAATAGCAGAGACAGCCTTGTATTATGGCGTGGGGTTTGATAAGGAACTTGAACTTTTGAAGTTATGCGAGGAAACCGGTATCTTTATCCGTAAAGGATCATGGTACTGGTACGGGGATGTTCGGGTCGGTAATGGCGTTGAGAATACGTTAAGTATCATGAGAGATAATCAAGAATTGTGTCAAGAGTTAAGAACTAAATTGAATTTGTAATCATGGCAATAGGAGTAAAATTTGTAGACGTAATACCATCCAGCGTAGAGAACGCTGTCGAGGTTAAGAAGGGGGATGTAAAGAACTATCTGTTCGTAGGTATTCCTATGAGCGAGTTTATTGGAAAGAGATATGAGTATGAGGGATTCATATACATGTGCCTACAAGGTGTTACCGGTGGTACGGAACTTGGCGGTGATATAGCCATAGCCGTATTGAGACCTGTTAGGCCCGCCGTTGGTCAGGCTTCTTACCATTTGGTATCATATACGCCTCTCACATATACGAGATCTGATGTAGCTATATTACTTAGAAATGGAGATTTTAAGGTTGTTAAGCGTGATGATTGTAATCTTATTTGATCATGAGTACGTATATATCAATAAAATCAACGGTAAACGCATTCAGGTACGGTATTGATCCTGTACCTGAATGGTTCGACAAGATATCCCATAAAACCAATGAAGTCGATATTATGGTTGATGGGAACAAGGTAAAGGCATTGGATATAAGGCTAGAAAATGGCATTTTACGGGCTTTTTATGGTTATTACATAGGTCTGTATCCAGATAACTCTATACAGGTGTTTAGACCGGAGGATTTTCACTCATTATATACCTTAAGAATATGAATGTAGCGATAGGGATAGATCCGGGTATAGATACCGGAGGATTGGCGATGATCCCGGAGAATGGGGAGATTAAGGTAATCATGACTCCAAGGATATCTGCTAAGGGGGATATAGATCTTAGGGCCATATCAAGTTTCTTCCTTGACGCAGCGGATAAAATCCAAGAAGAAGGCGGAGGAATGCTGGCGATCGCCGTAGAGGACGTCCACAGCATCCACAACAGCTCAGCCGCCAGTAACTTCACCTTCGGCGGACGGCGCCGGGAACCGAACGCGCTCTTCGCTATGATGGTGGAGATGATGGAACGATACGAATCGCATCCAGATGTCAGGTTCATGTTCGAGGAAGTACAGCCAAAGACATGGCAGAAGGAGATCCATACGACTGCCGATCGGGTGTATTCGGCGGCTAAGTTAGACACGAAGGCTACATCCATCCGATGCGCCATCCGCCTTTTCCCTTTGGTTTCTTTCGTGAAAGAATGGTCAGGGAAAGGGATTAAACCAACCAAGATACAAGATGGAATGTGTGACGCTATACTTATAGCCGAATATATTAGACGTAAGTTTAAATTATTTTAATACTATTAAGTATTTATTGTATTTGAATTAATGTAATTATGATTACATTTGCAATGTAGTTCAAAAGTTGTTTATTATGTTGTTGAAGTGCTTGTCGAAATCATTAAATGAGAAGTTGAGTAAATTGGAGCTGGTTGTTAAGAATTCCGGATCTAATTCACTTTATAAGAATATTAAGATAGATGTTGTCAATAATCTGGCTTATATCACTTCCGTAAACGCCAAGGTATGTGTTATAGAGAGGCTGGAAGTGGAGTCTGATTCTAACTTCTCTTTCTTGGTCGAGGCAAGCTCTTTCATCAGGTTTGTAAAAAAACAGAAGAATGGTGAGATTAAGATCGTGCTTTCCGATAAGAAGGACAGTATTACCATATACTACGCTTCTGGGGAGTATAGTTGTCCGGCATTTGACGTAAATACCTTTCCTGTGGTATATAAGATTCCTGATGGAGGTATTAATGTTAAGATGAATGATTATGTATCGGTCCTTAACAAAGCCAGTAATTATACGGAGATCAACGAGCTTTATCCTTGCATAGAGAATGTGGTCATTGATATTGATGAGATTAATATTAATATAGTAAGTACTGACAGGAATACTATTTACAGGTATTTTGTTCCTAATCAGGATAAGGTAGAGAAGGTATTTATCCCGGTATCAAACGCCTCCTCTTTATTACTTGATAAGCATATAAGTAAGTCTTTAGATACGTTGTCTATCAAAGTAGATGATACTAGGACTTACTTCTCTACCCCTGATATGGATATGTATGAGATTCACTTTGACGGTAATTATCCTAACTGGAGGTTCGTGGACGAGCATTTTGTCAAAATAAGTACCTATGTCTTTGATAAGGATCTACTTGTCCAGGCCCTCCAGAATAATATCAAGGTAAATGAGTTCGATCATTGTAGATTGATATTTACGGAAAAAGGATGCGGTATTATGTCAGAGAACCCTATGTCGGGGAGATCTTGTAAGGAACGGCTTACGGCTTTATCGCATAACGGTAATGATATTATATGCGACGTATTATGCGGCAGATATCTTGGTATAGTTAAAAGCATATCATGTAATAGGATCGTTATCGAGCATGACCATAAATCTCATTTTAATAAGATTTATGGGGAAAATAATAAGAATGAGTATTTTTTGTCATCATCAGTTATTGTTTAATGTTTTAAAATATATAATATGGGAGTTCGTGAAAATTCGCTAGGATCTAATAATCACTACTTTAAGATAAGTGGTGGTGGAGTTCTTTATCAATCATCCAAGGAGCCTAAAGAAGGTTATGAGGAACATGTGAATGATAAGACCGGGGCTGTATCTTACTGGAAAGTATTTTGGAATGGTATAGAGGGATATTTATCAGATATTGAGATAAGGGAGGTTGACTATAACGGGGCAAAAACTAAATACGTAGCTATAAAAATAAGCGATGATGAAGGAAACTATATTATCAATGTTCCTTTGATGACTCAAAAGGGAGGTATTAATAATTATGTTAAGTCATTGGTGAGATACTTGCCTAATATTGATCTAAAGCGTAAGGTGGTAATCAATCCAGCTCACGCTAGAAAAGGAGATCAATATGCCCCAGGTAATTTTTTTATCTCATATGCTAGGGAAACTCCTGATGGAAGGGATGAGCTTATCCAGCAATATTATAAGAATGGACAGAATGGATGGCCTGACAGAGTTGAGAGTACTGATATAATGGGGAATAAGAAGTTTGATTATACTGCCCAAGATGCTTTCGCCTATCAGGTACTTAATAAATACATTCAAAGCATTAAGACAGATGGGGTGAAACCCGCTCAGTCGGCAAGCCAAAACAACGTTGGTGAGGCTACAACGCAAACGCCCCCACCGTCATATCAGCCGCAAGCCCAGCCGCAGACGCCTCCTCCATCATGCCAGCAGGCTCCGCCTCAGACAGCCCAAGCACCTTCTTTTGGAAGTCAACAGCAACCTCCTCAATATCCTCCTTTTGGAGATGACAATGATCTTCCATTTTAATTAACTAATTAAAAATCAGAAAGTTGATGGAAAGTAATTTTAATATATCTACTAAAGTGAACCGTGTCTCGATGCCTACCCAAAATAAGGTAGATACGGTTATGAAGAACTTAGGGCATCGACCTTGTGTAGCGTATTCCGAGGAAAAGGATATGTATTATAAGGATGGAGAATGGGTAGCGTCAGATCTTGACGCTACCATCTTACCTCTTAGGGAGATGTTCGAAAAGACATCTGATTTGAAGTTAGGATTGAAGATAGTTTATTTAATAATCAAATTATAATGACCAGCATTGAGGATATTAAAAAACTTCTGGAGAGTAAGTCGTTTACATCAGCCAGAGATCTTGACGAGTTTGAGGAAAAGCCGGATGATAAACAAAACGAGGTTAGACTGAATTGCGAACCTATGGTGGGGATGGTGGAGAAAGAGGGAAAGATCTTCCTTAACTCCGTAAGATTCTCGAAAGCATGGAACTCATTGGGTAAGGATATTCCTATCAAACAGGGTAATGCCTTCCCATTAGGACAGGGTGATGTCCTTGATATAGACACAGGGGTATGGGCATCGTTCCCGGATAATACCATAGGGGTGTTGATGATGCTGCCGTCGTTTATCGGCGATACGGGACTTACTTTGGTAGGATCACCGTTCGTATCGTCTAATAACGGGAATATCATGATCAGGGTCACTAATGTCCGTAAGGATATGGCTATAGTAGAGAAAGACAAACATATAGCTGAGTTAATTATAGTCGGTAAGATAAATGCAGATATTCGTAAAACTTATAACAGCGAGAAAGATGTTCGGATTGAAGATAGTAAAGAGTAGTTATATAGATACTCTAAATCAGGATCTTGATGAGGCTATTAGCTATTCAAGTAGATTAAAAAGAGATTATGAGGATTCCCGCAAGAAGATAACGGAATTAGAAGAGAAAGTAAGCTATCTTGAAACTCTTTCCGATTCACTTGATATGGATATAGAATCCAAGGATTCTCATATAGTTAAGATGGGAAATGAGCTTAGTAAATCAAGAGAGCTATATAATGAGTCGGTAAAAGAGAAAGAAACTCTTAAACGGGCTTATATGGATATCGAGAAGAAACATAAACTATCATCTAAATTACTCGATGAGGCTAGAAGAAGATATAAGGAACTTGAGGACCAGAATAAAATTATGTCAGATCGTATCAAGTATCTGGAGGCAGAGATTTTAGACATCGATGTTCCTAATGAGGTTGTTGTTGATGAGGATAAGATGGATCCTAACTCAGGTCATATTGATATACCTGAAAATAACGCCTCTGAGGTCGCTGATGCCGGTATTGACGTAAATGTCGAGAATAAGGCGGAGGATAAGAAGAAATCTAAGAAACGTAAAAAATCTAAGAAAAGTGAATAAGATCTTGTTTTTCTTGTTAACGTTATTTACCTTAGCGGTTGTCGGATGCAGTACGTCAAGAACCTATTATACGGAATATGATACTACTGACATATCTTATGTAGTGGATTCTATAGTGTCTTCCGGGACCGTGATGGGCCAATGGAAGGAGTGGCGGTTTACGCTGGACGACGGCCGGGTCGATAACTTTGGCTTCACCGCCCTATACGACGCCAAGGGAAAGGCTAGAGGGTCTATACAGGTAAGGCAAAGATCCGATACGTTTAATATCAAGATAATTGATTACCATAAAAAAGATAAGTAATGGAATACGGACTAGGTTACATACCATCGCCAGCAGATGATAGGGACGCTATTATGAACATGCAGCATGAGGCTGTCCCTGATGAGTATAAGGTCAATAACGTTGATAGCGTAGTGGATCAAGGATCTTCTCCTATTTGCGCTGCGGTAAGCTTATCTGAGATACTTAACTGGAGAAAGAGTATAAGGGCTATTAAAAGACCGGCTAAGATCTCTCCCTACGATATATATGATCTGAGAGAGGATAAGGATCAAGACGGGATGGTTCTTCGTGACGCTATCAAGTCTATCAAGAACGTAGGCGTAGATGGGGAGAAAATAAACAGTTACGCTAGGATCATAGATCCGGTATCGGCTAAGGTAGCTTTGATGCTGAATGGGCCTTTGGTTATAGGTCTGTATTGCTATAATTATGGTAATCGATTCTGGCAAGGCCAAGGGCAGAACTTGGGAGGTCATGCCGTTATCCTCACCGGCTGGGACAAGGCCGGCTTCGTCCTACAGAACAGTTGGGGGACGGGATGGGGTAGGTCTGGTATAGAGACGTTCCCGTTCGAGGATTGGTGCTATATGCTAGAATGTTGGACAATAGTTTCATAAAGTTACTATATAAACTTCGAGAAATTCCTATCCACATCCTCTTGTGAAAGCCGATGTGGTGTATTTAGGACCCGTAGCTCAATCGGTAAGAGCAATTGGCTCATAACCAGCAGGTTGTCGGTTCAAGTCCGGTCGGGTCCACAGTTGGATTAATATAATTTGTCATTAGATTTAGAGTTTAGATTTTGTTTGATACCCTTGTCCGTGAGGATCAGGGTATACGCCCCAATAGCTCAAGAGGAAAGTAGCACATCTCCCCTAAAGATGGGATCCACGTTCGAGTCGTGGTTGGGGTACATGGTGTTTTCTTAAACATATTCCTGTAGGTCGGTAATTAATAACCTCAAATAATATATAAGGTGTTGAAATTCATTTAATATTTTATATATATCTATATAGGATCAGGTTATTAGCTTAAGTCTTGAAATAAAGACTACGTTATTGGAGAATATATAGTTACCTACGGATGTTTATCCAAGTCCGTAGCTCTAAGGTAGGTGATTAAACAGGGATTGTATTTGGGTTCCAGTGTTGCCTATATAAAACCTTCAATAACATTGGCGATGGGTACTAACAGGGTTTTGCCCTGACTTATGTTGAATAAACATTGAATTAGTTTGTAAAATGGTGTATGTACAGGACATAGATGGAAAACCGATGATGCCTACGACAAGGCATGGAAAGGTTAGGCGATTGCTAAAAGACAACAAAGCGGTCGTTGTGAACACATGTCCTTTTACCATCAAATTAACGTACAAGACATCCGATTACAAACAAGAGATTGTGTTAGGCGTCGACTCGGGAACCAAGCATGTTGGTTTGTCAGCTACGACGAAAAGCAAGGAGCTTTACGCAAGTGAGGTTATTCTAAGGAGTGATGTTGTTGATCTTCTATCAACAAGAAGGGGATTAAGGAGGACTAGAAGAAGCAGGCTTAGGTATAGAAAGCAAAGATTCAATAATAGGGTAAAATCCAAGAAGGATGGATGGATTGCTCCATCTGTCCGCCATAAGATTGATTCTCATATTAGAATTATCAGTTTTGTATATTCTATACTACCTGTCTCAAAATTGATTGTTGAGGTAGCCCAATTTGATACTCAAAAGATCAAGAATCCAGAGATATCAGGTAAAGAGTATCAGGAAGGTGAGCAATTAGGATTTTGGAATGTTAGGGAGTATGTCTTAGCAAGAGACGGGCATAAATGCCAGCATTGTAAGGGTAAGTCAAAAGATCCTATCCTTAATATCCATCATATTGAGTCAAGGAAGATAGGAGGAGATTCACCATCCAATTTAATTACTCTTTGTGAGACTTGTCATAAGGAATTTCATAAAGGAAATATCAAATTGAAAGTAAGCAGAGGCAAGTCACTTCGTGACGCAGCCGTCATGGGAATCATGAAATGGAAGTTGTACGAGGAGTTAAAATCCAGATACGATAACGTTTCGATGACGTTCGGATACATAACAAAATATAATCGTATAAACCATGGAATTGAAAAATCCCATGTATCCGACGCTTTTGTGATTTCAAGGAATTTTAATTCATGTAGGCTTGGATATTATTACAAACGTAAATTAGTTCGTCGCCATAACCGTCAGATTCATAAGATGAAAATATTGAAAGGAGGAATTAGAAAGCGAAACCAGGCTCCTTTTAAAGTTTTTGGATTTAGGTTATTTGATAAAGTGATGTTTCAAGGAGAAGAGCATTTTATTTACGCAAGAAGGCTTTCTGGGCAATTTAATATTCGGGATATTAATGGAGAGAATAAGAAAGATGTATCTTGCAAGAAATTAAAATATGTCAGCCATGGCTTGGTATCTGTTAAAACGAATTTATTTTTATCACAATGAATATTGTATTTAATAAATCGCTCATATATGAATGAGCGATAATAAATGTATAAAATATATTTATACAAAATTTAATAATTTAATCATATGGATATAAATCAAATAAAAAAGTATCTACCAGCAGGATGGGATGTGGTTGATCTAATAGATCACGGTATAATCGATCTTGATATTATGAACGGGAAGATGATGGGGGAATATGTGGCTGTGTTGATGATAAAGTCTTATGATAAGACCAATGGTCATATCTTAACCACTTTCTCGTTCCATGATAAAGATATGGATAAGTTGAGGATGTTGATAGGTAATGCTATAATGGCGGTAGGATATAGGAATAATCCTCTTACTGGAGATGGGAACACGGCGATCAAATAAAGGTGCTGAATATACTGAGAGAGGGATATTGGATATCCTTAACAGACAGTTCTTGGTGTCTCCCAGATGGATTATAAACAACTTATATGTCTATAACTGGGAGTCTGATTATTTGGCTATAACCAGATCCATGTACGCCTATGAGGTTGAGGTGAAGATCTCGTTGGCTGACTATAACAAGGATTTCGAGAAAGAGGGTAAGCACCAAGTAATGCAAGGATGGTTCGAGGCCCGGAAGCAAGCCCTATACGAGACCGGGGACTGGGTCAGGTACGGTCGCCCAAATTACTTCTACTACTGCGTGCCAGATGGGTTGGTTGATCCTAAGGACATACCTCCGTACGCCGGGCTTGCTTATGTTTGTGGCAGGAATTTGAGAAAGATCAAGGACGCACCTATCCTGCATCGTGATAAATTTGACCCAGAAGCTTATAAGATGGCGGACAAATTCTACTACAATTGGTGGAACGAGAGACGTAAAGCCAGACAGATAGAAGGGAAGGATATGAAAGATGAGTTCAGGAAGAGCATGAAAAAGGTGAAGGAGAAGATAACCGTCGATGCCAAGATCAAGGCGATGGAGGCGTTCTGGAGCGTCTGCGATTATGCCTACTGGCCGTACGGGGGAAGAGGGGTGCCCGGAATGAGACCCAACTGTTCCGCTTGTGGCGAGGAATGTAAATTACAATGTCCGAAAGGAAAGGAATTTAAAAACAAGATACGATGAGTAAGATTAAAAATGTATTGGCAAGAGCCATTTCATTGGCGTCAGAACAACCAATGAGTTATAATGAGGTAAAATCATTACTTGAAGATATAGATACTTGTAAGGTCAAGATATGGCTGGAAGAAGGAGCGATATTGCCTAAGTACGCCCATAAGGAGGACGCTTGCATGGATCTGTTCGTCAAGGATGTAGAACTTGACGGAGGCAGGACCATATATCATACCGGTGTACATGTAGCATTGCCGGAGGATTATGAGATGGAAATACGCCCTCGTAGTAGCATCACCAAAACAAAGTCTGTTATCCAAAACGCCCCGGGAACCGTTGACGAAGGATATAGAGGCGAGATTATGGTAGTATGTAGACGTGTGGATTGTTATGATGATCCTTCTTATTCGGTTGGGGACAAGGTAGCTCAATTGCTTATCCGTAGGAGGGAACGTATCGTATGGGATCAGGTGAAGTCGTTGGATGACCTCGGATATACCGATAGAGGCGATGGTGGATTCGGAAGCACGGGGAGGTGATCATGAGCGGAAGGGTTAAGATAAAGATCAAGGATAAGAAACCTAAGATCGATGTATTTAAGGTGATAGAGAACCGGTTTAAGAACATGAACGAGCTTCGGGATCTGATCGACATGGATCCAAGGAAAGGGCTGGTCAGGATCCGGGACGGGGCCGGCTTTAGGGAGGTGGAGCGGGGCGGATGCCTGCACCGGAACTACCTTAACCTGTTGGAGGAAGAGCTGGGCGCTAAATTATCCATAGATCTTATAGAAAGGTATATCAAAAGATAATAATATATTAAATCGTAAAATTATGAATAGATATGTAAAGAAACCAATTGCGATAGAAGCCGTAAAATGGAAAGGCTTTAATAATGATGAGATCAAGGATTTCGCTGGTGATAGCGTTAAAATAGAAGTTATTAGGGAAGGTGACGCTGATAATTGGATACCTCCTTCTGTTGATTGTAGTATAGAAACCCTTGAAGGTGTTATGAAAGCCAATGTAGGTGATTACATCATCAAGGGAGTAAACGGGGAGTTTTATCCTTGCAAGCAGGACATTTTTGAGAAAACATATTTACATGAAGATGATATGATGAGTAATATATCCGATGGGTATCATACATTTAACGAACTATATAGATATCGAATGCTTTACAATGCCGCTTTCTTCAATGAGCTTGCTAAGAAAGGCGATATAAAGATCTGTAAATCACATAAGCATTATGATGGAGAGGAATGCTTCGGCGGATTGTGGTTTATCGTAATGGCAGAACTGCCAACGGGACAGATATCCAATCATTATGAGAACCGGTATTGGGAGTTGTTTAATATCCCTGAACTTGATACGGCATGGGAATGGGATGGACATACGCCTAAAGAGGTCGCTGATAGAATAGAATCGTATTTGAAGTCAAATTGATATTAATATCTGCCCTAGGAATTAACTAGGGCAGGTTCGTTTTATATACCGAAGTATCTACCACGATCTGATTATCCATATCCTCAATCAACTCAATGATCTCATCCCTTATATCATAAGAAAGCAAGATCGGTATTATGGTTAACATAAAAGATAGTATTATCCCTGATCCTATTATAATAGTAATATCATCACACTCTATATCTAACATCGGCATGACAAACATCAACCCGGCCGTGAATATCATCACGAATAACGCTGATATCTCATTTATCATATCCCGCTCCATCGTATCCTTAATCATATCTCCTCAACTTTAGTATGGTTTATTATCCTGCTGATATGACGGATACTTAATCCCGTCCTGTCCTTTATCTTACCATATACGTAGTGCCTTGATACGACCGTAGCCAAATCACCTAGCTCGTTAAGTATCTCGTCATACATCTTATGTATCTCGTTGTTGCGGATAACCGTACTATCCCTTACATATATCTTCTCGATATCGTCATCGCAGAAGAAGATCTTGATTTTATGTAGTGTGTCTCTAAACATGATTGTAGTTTTGTTCCAAAGATATGAATTTTTGATATCCGGTCAAAGACAATACATGGAGAAGCCAAAAAGAACGGGAGGCGGTGGTAGGACGGGGGAGGCCCGGAAGGACGAGGTCTCCCTCCTTCCCTTGGGATTACACTATCCTTACCGTTACTCGATAGTTACCACGAGAACTTTTCCCATAGGCATAAGATTCACATCCCGAACAAAGATCAGTTACTATACAATTATCGTTTAATACATAATCACCATCCCAACTTACATAACTTTCATCTAAAACCTGAGTCTGTAATTCAGATCTGTAAGTGAAATTAATGATCTTCCCAGGATCTTTTATCACCGTTACAGGAACAAAATTAGTTATCCTATTCCCGTATATCACCTTATTAGCCAACTCGCAATGCATACCCGAATTATATTGATACGTAAGGGCTCCCTCTATAATACCTCCACTTATGCCCAAAATAACATTGTATTCATTTTTCGGATTTAGATATGATATCTGGCCACTTATGCTTATAGTTTTTATCTTCTTATCGCGATATATATCAAGATAAGATCCGCTAAAACCACGTTGATATGTATCTCCATCAATATATATATCTACAACGCCAAGACACATATTCTTGTTTATATTAACACGGTAGTGGATCTTACCGGTAGAAGAAGTCCTGCGCCTAAACATACCCCCTCCTTATCTGAGGGTTAAAATACCCCCCCCCCCCCCCATGTATTTAACTTTTTTATTCATAATATGTTATGTTTTAATTATATCGCAAATATAATAAAGTAAATGAGACGCTGGAAGTGGGGATAGGAGATGGGTTGTGTCGATAGAATGAGACGTAAGAAGATAATGGGAGGGAACCAACGAAAGGGGCGGAGTGAGGGTGACGGAACCAACCCTACGAGGATCGGGCATCCCCCTTCCCGTTTGGCCGGTACCGTCATCCATGTGGTGATAATATCGTTATACTATCGTAAAGTCCCCTACACCAGTACGCAACTCATTATCCAGCATATAGGCGTAATAGGCTTGACCGGGCAATTTGTCCTCCACGAACCCTGTCATTATATTGTTAGCTGTATCATAATACTCATATATCTTGCTAGATCTCACTACTGTCGTTCCATATCGATTTATAAGGGATTGTATGTCGGTCACGTTAAGAGACGTAAGAATAAGAACCCTTACCGCATTCTGCCTGTTGTTAGTAACCGTCACGTAAGTAGATGATTGAGATGGAGGAGAAGCCGGAGTAGACCCATAGATATAACCATACCCCATAAGTGTTCGACTTTCCGAATGACCTTCCCATGTGGGGGTGAAGAAGTTCACATATATTTTATATGTAGTATTTATTATCGGAATTATAAACGCTCCTTGGATAATTCGATAAAATCCATCGTATCCTGGATATACCTGAATCCCGCTATTGATTAACTCCTTCTTTGACGTGGACACAAAATCCCCAAGCTTGTAATTCATGACTATATCGGTCATCGTTGATTGTACCCTAGCGTTAGTGACAGGAATAGTCTCATATATCTCAGCGTCGAATATGGCGGTATATTTGGCATCGGTAGTAGAACCCTGATAAATAGCCAACGAATCGGTGATTATACCATTCGTATAATTATAGACTTGATCCGGTAGGCTGATACCTACCAAACTTATATTTATATAATTCCTGCTCGTTGAGTACGTGAACTCAGTGATACCCGTGCCAAGATATCTCCCTACATATACGCCATCCGCATAAATGTCGCATGATCCTTGGTTGGTGGAGAAGAAATATCTCCTCTCTGTTTTTGGGGATGAAAACCATCTTCTTCTAAACATATTTTACTCCCCCCCCCCCCCCTCTTTTTCTATGTACTCTATCATTAAACTCATAATCTTATTCATGTTTTTATTTACGCCCTAAATATAATACAATTATAATTATATCTATTAAATGGGTTTGAGAAGATATCCTATTGGGAGATGGTTGCCTTTTATTGGATATGGGGTGCGGGACGGACCACCTCCCCGAAATCGGCCCGGCCGGGCTGCCGTTTTTGGACCAGCCCCCCCCAATCCACAAAGGACGGGAAACAGGAACGGCAAACGATCTGCTAACCGAAAAAAGAATGCCTATTTTGTATTCAACTTGTTGATTGTCAATCATATAAATCAATATTTTAATATACGTTTACATTTGATTAGATTTATTACATATAATCGTCGAATTTTTATTGCAAAATATTTGTTTGAAAATAAAACATGTAGTATATTTGCCTATGTAAAAATAACATTAACAAACAGGCGCACCAGATGCCATTATAAGTCCTAAAGGTATAGGCGAATCTAATGATAAACAAAGAGTTAAACAAAGTTCAGAATGAAGTTAAAAAGTCGAACGAAAAGACATTAACAGGTGCAGTAAAAAATTGGTGCAACCTGTTTAAATCTGGTAAAGAAATAAACGACATACTAAAAGAAAATGATATTAAAGTATCAAAGGAAGTCGTTCCCGCTTTGGTTGCTTTAGCTAAAGACAAAGAAGTAGTAATACAACTTTGTAAAGAAATACTACCACGTGTAAATAACACGTTCTGCGCATACAAAGAAGTAGAACGTGAATACTATGATAAAAATGATCAGGATAAAAACAAAAAGCTTAAAATGAACGAAATAGAGGATATAGCAATACTAGGCTCTTCTCATAAACGTTTTGGATACAATGAGCCTATAGAGTTTGATTTTGGTATATATTACGAAACGTTTAATGGAGCAGACAAACGTATCATAAAGTGCGCTGTACCTATCAAACGGTATACGTTTAATCTTATTGCAAAGTGTGTCACTTACTATTTGACGCACCCTAAGAATGATAGATAAAACGATTTGCCCCCTATTTAATCACATAGGGGGCGTTATGGTAGCATACCTATGCGTTCTCGTCGCGCTACTGATTTAGACTAAATAGGTAAGGATATTTAACATTTTGGTATAGACATATCGCTAGTCGTTAGAGTATCGAGAGCTTGCGATAGATAGACCGTCGCTTAACAATGTGGTTTAGGCGCTATCCTAGTCCAGGATAGTGCTATTATCTTTAGGTCTGTATCAATTCGGTAAAATACACTGGGTCAAACTAGTAGGCCGTGTAAAAGCACGGGGTACGTTGGTGTATATACGCATGTATAGGGTGTATGTCTATGCGTTGCGAGAGTAGCACGTATGGAGTGTATTACGGGGTTATAGCCGTGCCAATGTATCAAAGCAATAACGTTTAGGGTTGCTTAAATACTTATGCGTTATATGTAGTAGTAAAATAACAACCCTTACAAGGGTATTTCGTGCGGTTAAATTGACGGACAAAATGCGCCTTGTCGGTACGTATCACGGGCAACGTATGTACGTATTTGGCTTCGTTCGTTCGGGGCAAAGGGACAAATCCAAAGGAAATATGGAGGGAGTGGTGTGTCCGGCCGGATGTATTGATAACGGCGGCCGTGTCGTCCCCGGCCTCCCGTTTCTTATTGGTGCCATTAAAAAGAATAGATTATGTACAAAAAAAAGTTTGATAATTTAAATAAGAAATTATCCATTCAAAAAGAAAAGGTTTTAAAGCCTATCAAAAAAGCCCAGATGGAATTTTATGTTGAGCTTACCAAAGAGCTATACAAGTCTAATAAATTAGATTGTAGTAGAGATTCTGATAAATGTAGGCGGAAACGTGTTAGTTATATGGCAAACAAATTACGACAATAGATCGTTTGTTTTTATTTGATTTTAAAGTTTGTGCCCTTCTGTACTGTAGTGATATAGGACGGAAGGGCTTTTTTGTGTCTAATTTTACAAAATGACAGCATAATCATATGTTTTGCTTACACATAAAAGTGTTGAGGCGGTAAATTTTAAGCCTTAATTATAAATATGTAAGTAAAATACTTTATTATGTATCATTTTGTATATGTCTATATCCATACGGGCGGGTGAATTGTATCCTTATGCATGGATTTGCGCTTGAATCGATCCTAAAAGGTATATAATAGGCGGTACTTATTGTATATTTTTTATCTATATCTAGGCTTATCTTTCCTTAGAGGTAGCTCTAGGGATTGATATATATTATATTATTGATACCCAATTAATTATGTTATTTGTGTTCAATTTTAAAGTCACGGTTACTTATTGTATATTTTTATGGGAATATTGATATATTTTGTGCTTGCCTTGTTTTGTTGGTATATGGCGTTTGAGTTGGGGCTGTATGTTATAGCTACGGGCGACGCTCTGCCTTTAATCATAGTTATTTTATTGGCTTTATTATCAATACATTGTATTAGGCAAGTATATAAGGCAATCAAGAACAATGACCTCGATATCCTAGACTGAACGGGCGTTCCACGTGGAACAATCGGGAGGAAGGTCTCGGGTTTTATGCTGGTAGTTGGTGGGGTTGGTTTGTTTTGCGGGCGGGGACACCTCCAGACAAGGCAAATCAAGGGGGAATAAGGCAAATCAAGGGGGAATAAGGCAAATCAAGGGGAATAAGGTAAATCAAGAGAGATCAAGGTGAACCGAGGGGAATAAGGTAAATCAAGGAAAACCAAGAGAGATCAAGGTGAGCCGAGGGAAAACGATGTGAAATAAGGAATCCAAGAATCCCAAATGAAATAAGGGGAATAAGTGGGATACGGATAACCTCCAAACAATGGTGCTCTCCAATACAGATAGGGATCTTATGGGTATGGAGGTATGTCTATGTATGGGTGTGTGTTTCTTTGGGTGATGGAAGGAGTGTAGGAAGCCAAGGGAAACGGGCGGCGGCGATGGCGTGGGGTCGGCCCCGCTGGTCGTCCGTCCCTGTTTTCCTTTGGCGGTAGTGTAATATTAAAAATCTGATAGTGATATGACGAGAGAAGAAGCAAGGAACGTATTTGGCGGTAGTATAGTAAATAATCTGCTGTCGCTAGGGGCTGAGCCTACCAACGTGGTAAGGCAAGACGGGTTGATAGAATGGGAGAGTGATGGATATATAGAGGTAGGAGGCGTACAGGTATGGGCTTACTATTATTTCGAGGATGGTGAGGATGTTGATAGATGTGATTGGGAGGATCATATGGAGATAGAGGTAGAGGAATGTTGGATTTAAAACCGGTTGATGGTGGTGGAATAACACCAAGGGGAACGGGCGGCAGTGTCACGGCGTGGTAGGTCACGGGTGTCGGCTGCCGTTCTTTTCTTTGGCGTGGTAATATAAAATACTAATAACATGGACGAGATTATGAAATTACAAGATGAAGCGCTGCTTTATCTGCGTGATAATATTACAAAGGATGAGGCGTATTATATCCTTACGACTGACAAGGATATGATAGAGATTCTTATATCAGATAAGAAGGACGGGAGCAAACGTATCAAGATTCTTGATGCGGAATATACTATAGAGAAGGATGATATGTTATTGTTATTCGATACTGATGGGGTGATAGATGAGTGTCTTTTGGTTGCCAGCTACATAGGGATAAATATGTATTTCCGCAGGCAAGATGTCAACGCTATTTTGAATAATATCAATAGAGAGAAAGTTATGAAATATCCTTACATAGCTATTCAGTTAGATAATATACAGACTATAGAAAAGCGTAGGGTTATATTCGAGATAACCGGTCATAGGGTGGATTATGATAAGGTGGATTTTATGTTTGTTTATTTTATGGCTAGAATATTATGAGAGCGAGAAGGACTGTGAAGGAAAGAGATATTGTGAAGATATTGGTGTTCGGGTATGATAGGACGCTTATAAAATCCATTAAGGATTCCGGATTCAGAAGTATGTCGGATGTAATATCGTACGCCAATAATATGGTCGGGGATAAGCCCATTGATCATATTAGGGTGTCGAATGAGGCTCGTGGGTGGTGTGGATCATATACTAATTATGGTAAAATGATAGATTAGTTTGATAGGAGGATATGATATGAGAAGGATTATAAAAGAGAAAGACGATATCAAGGTATCTATATTTAGTGGGGATAGATTGGCTCGTGTTTTCATTGATTCTGGGTATAGGAATATAGCTATGGTGATAGCCGATTGCGGCAGAATAGCTAATGGTTGTTATCATATACATCATATTGAGGTGGTAAATATGGATAGGGGATGGTATGGTACATACACCTTATATGGAAGGAAAATAGATTAGTCGGATAGTGAACAACAAAGGAGGTATATATGGATAATATTATAACAAATGTGGATGGCGTGAAAGTAAAAGTAAGAGTATATGATTTTGGCGATGAAGTGGCTGATAGATATACCATAGTATATGTAAATAAAAATATAAAGGATGGTTATGGGGTGGTGTATTATCCTGTTTTCTCATGTAGTGAGGATCCATTCCATCCATTAGGAGTGGGGATGTATGCGGGAGATTATTATCCGCATAGAAGTCATATGTACAATTTTGGTAAAAGAGTGAAGGATATAGATTCACTGCCAAAGAAAGTGATTGAATTTATAAAATATATTACACGATGAACGAAATAACTTACAACAATTACGATTTGGTTGCTTTTGAGCAGAATGGAGAAGTGGTAGTAGCCGTAACATTCTACAGGTATTATAAGAAGAAAGCTAAAGGTGAGGTTAATTATAGGTGGAGAACCAGATGCCCGGAGCTGGTGGATAAGATCGTAAAACACCGTACCAAGGTGTTTACCGGTCAACTTATCCAGTTAGCGAAAGCGTATGGGGAGAAAAAGGTTATAAAATATCAAAAGGAGGAGGAAGAAGTATGTCAAAATACGATAGAGACGCTATAGAGATATATATACTGGATCATATAGATACAGATAATTATGGTAAGCAGTTTAAATACGATAGGGAATATATGTCTTTTATGCTTAGTGTATTCAAGAATGAGTATAAAGAACATATCAAAAGGGATGGAATTAAGAAGGCTTTTGAGGATTACATAATGAGCGTTCCGTCTATATTCAGGATTCATATAGCGGATTGTGATATTAGATATTTATTACGTTCATGGGGAGTGGAGTTTGATGAGGATGATGATGAGATATACATCTTATACAAGAAGATCATAAGAGAGGTCTTTTTTAAGATGTGTGAGGACATGAAAGTTTGTTAATGTTGAACCAAACCTTGGCGGGGCGGAAGGATATATCATGATCGTACGTGTACGGATATGATCCGGGGTCGGTTCCCGGCGCCTTGACACAACTTAATTAAATATAGATAATATGGACAATGTTTTAAAAAGAGCGGCAGCGGAACTGAAAGAAGCCGGTTGCAGGGTTTTTGCGTGGCAGGATGATACTTATAATAGAGGTTGGAGTAAGGGTGATTATATAATGTTGTATTACGCCTTCCCTGATTCGCCTAACATCGGGTATCTGAGTCATGGGGAATATGGAATGAGCGTAGCATATAGCAGAGCCTATATACCGAGCTGTGGAAGTGGATCGGGGTGTTGTGTCAAGGAGGAAGCTACGTTCGATCTTGCGACGGCGTTAGACGTGCTGAACGGGCCGTTACCTAGGTGGTGTAGGTCTTATGGGGTTTATCCAAAGCAGTACGATAATATTGATAAATGGTATAATAGCGATAATCATAACAAAAAATTATTTAAGGAGATTTGATATGGAGGTAAAAGATTGGGAAAATCTGGTTTTGAATACAGAAGTAGGATCACATTGTTTTGTTACGCTGATTGATGATAAGGATATCAGTAGAGGTTATGCGCAAATCAGACGTGCGGAGCATTTCGGGTATAACATCTGTTTTACAAGGTTATATGGGAATAAGTTTTATTTCGAGAAGATAGAGGAAGGTCGTACGCAACAATATATCAATAGGAGGAAATAAAATGGTAATAGAGTTTGATTTCGAGATATACAAAAACGGAGATTACGATAAGGTATATCTACGTAACGGAAAAGAGGCAAGAGTATTATGTGATAATGGGAAGGGTAATAGTCCTATGGTCGTGATGATTGAGGATGATAAAGCGGATGATTATATTATTCTTCGTTATAACGAAACTGGCAGGAGGAATATCAATGGTCAATCGGGTCTCGATCTTATGTTATCGGTAAAAGAACGGGAACCAGAATTATGGGTTGTTGTCATATCTTATATGGATAATAAGGATAAGAGACAAAAGATGGTCTTACCTAATTTTTTCTCAAGGAATATAAGAGGGAATATATATCTTCAAGGAAGCTCTAAATCAAGTGTATCATATTATGTTGATAAGCTAGAAGAAGATGGGTGCTTCGATGAGCTATGCGAGAAGATAAGGGTAAAGAGAGATCGCATTTATAACATGGAAATAATATCACTATCAGATGACGAGACGGCAGTTTAACCAGTTGATAAATGATCTGGACGGTAAAAACCCGTTTATCGTGTTGCATAGGGATGCCGTTGCGCCTAAATACGTAGGCGTGGAGGTCTCGAAAGAAGGCGTGGTATACAACTACTCGGTTATAAGCATAAACGACGAATATAAGCCTAAAAAGGCTCTTATTTCGAAGATATTGGGTATAGCTGATAATCTTAATGGCGATAGCGGCTTGAAAAAGGAATGATTGAGTGTATTTATGACCATAATAATAAAAGTTGTGTACTGATACGAATGATATTGGACGGAGGATAAATATGGCAGTATGGTAATAGACAGGTTTATGTCTTAATATCATAATATTCTGCTATTATATCCTCTTTTTGGGTAAGGAGTATAATAAATAATATAAATATCTTGGATATGGATGAAATTAATATAGGTGATAAAATTATGTTTCACATAACCGGTAACCATAATATAGGGTATGCCAAAGGAGAAAGATATATCGGAACAGTATTAAGTAGGGATCACCGATCACGCCTTCATGTGAGGGCGGAAGGCATGCCTAGAGCTTGTATTGATGAGCGGGATGTGGATAAGCTTATCGATGAGAGTATGGATTTTGATATGGATGAGGTAATACCTAATCCAGTGGCGAGGAAGTTGTATAAGCTAATGAGTAAATATATTTGCGCATTCGGATGGTTTCATGAGAGTATCAACGGCTATATCATATATGATTGTGTGATGATGAGCCGGGCTTTAAATCACAATGTTATGTATGTGTTGCATGATCATGGATTCGAGACACGGTATATTGATGGTTGTTCTTGGTGGATGACTAATGAGAGGCTGATGTCCGAGGTAACATATGCGGAGGGGGATATTCATATAGTTGTTCATGAGTGTATGGAGGATTATGTGGATAATGTGAGATTTGGAGAGGAGTTTTATAAAAACAAGGAAGTATGATAAGATACTTACTCGTAACGATGATGATAATGTTGACACCGCCAAAAGGGAGCGGTGGCTTGCCCCACGCCCCAAGGCCTGCCGTGGTAGAGGCACGGGTATGGGATAAGCTGGCGGCCGCCCTGTCTTTCGTGGAGTCAAGGGATGATGATCGAGCGTATAACGCCTCATCCGGGGCTTTAGGGAGGTGGCAAATGAAAAGGATATACGTTGATGAGGTTAATAGGATATTACGCCTTAAACGGGAGAAAAGGAGATATAGATACGAAGATCGAACGAACCCTGTCAAGGCTAGGGAAATGTTCGAGATATATCAATCTCATCATAATCCTAAAAAGGATATAGATTGGGCTATAAGATTGCATAGGGGACTACATTCCCCTAAATATGTTAAGGAGGTTAAGAACAAATTGAGAGAATAAAAATATAGGAGGATTAACATGGACGAGGATAAAGTGATACGACCAATGGATTTTGTTAGGCTTACGAGTATTGACAAATCAAATGTGATTAAGGATACTAAGAATCATATAGGGCTGGTGAAGGAGGTTAGTCCTCTGAAACGTGTAAGTGTGATATGGATAGGCAACACCTACAGTAAGGTAGAGTGGTTTAGCCGCAGGGAGGTGGAGACGGTAGATAATCTGGCGAACCTTCTGGCACGAGAAATGGCTATCTTCCGTGAAGATGGGAAAGATAATGCGGATAAATTTTATCCGATTGGCTAGAAATAAGGATAATTAATTAGAGGAGAAAATCATATGGATCGTGAGACATTAGTAAATATCGTTTATAGCGGTAAAGTAAGATTTATACCAGTAAGAAGATGTTCTTTATGTGATAGATATGTGGGGTATAAATTTGTCAAAATGTGTGCTGGGAACATAATACCAGTATTTTCCAGTGGATGTGAATGTTGTGGAGTGAATAATGGGCAGTTGTTAGAAAGGACATGGAATGAGGTGCTTAATTTTATCAATGAAGCTCAAAACAAGCCTATGGATAAAAGGACAGAAGCGGATGAATTAATATAATAAAATGGCTATGAAATCTTATAAAGGATTCGACAAAAAATTAAAATGTCGGGATTTTCAATATGAAATAGGCAAGGAATATGAGATGGATGGAGAGATCAAGGTGTGTAGCAGAGGGTTTCACGCTTGCGAAAGCCCGTTTGATGTTTTTGATCACTATACTATGATAGACTCTAGGTTTTGCGAAGTAGAACAAGACGGGAATATATCCAAGGAGGATAGAGGGACAAAAATTTGCTCATCGAAGATTAAAATAAAAGCAGAGTTAAAATTGGCTGACATGATCAATCTTGGAGTTGAGTGGCTAAAAGAGATCACATCGCCTGAAAAAATAAAAACGAGCATAAAGGATAATTCGTCCGGCAACGGTGCCCAGATAGGATCATCCGGCTACGATGCCAAGATTGGCTCGTCCGGCAACGATGCCCAGATAGGATCATCCGGCTACGATGCCAAGATTGGTTCGTCCGGCAACGATGCCCAGATAGGATCATCCGGCTACGATGCCAAGATTGGCTCGTCCGGCAACGGTGCCAAGATTGGCTCGTCCGGCAACGGTGCCAAGATTGGTTCGTCCGGCAACGATGCCCAGATTGGCTCGTCCGGCTACGATGCCCAGATTGGCTCGTCCGGCAACGGTGCCAAGATTGGCTCGTCCGGCAACGGTGCCAAGATTGGTTCGTCCGGCTACGGTGCCAAGATTGGCTCGTCCGGCAACGATGCCCAGATTGGTTCGTCCGGCAACGGTGCCCAGATTGGCTCGTCCGGCAACGGTGCCAAGATTGGTTCGTCCGGCTACGGTGCCAA